AAGCACCAGTGAAAGAACCACGCTTCGACCTCCGTATCATTCAAGAGCGTGAGTTTGTTCTTGAAAAGTGCGACTGGTCTGGCGGTTATCTCTACAAGAATGCATACTACCAGGGTTGACACCCTGACCAATACATAGTATACTATCAATCCACGCTTCTCCTCCAATGTCTGCTCCTCAGTTCTATCTTGTTGCTGATGGCAATGCTTATGCAATCGATGGTGATGATCTCTATGGTGCGCCAGTTAATCTTGACGGCACTGTTGATTGGGATTGCGCCTATGATTTTGATCCCTGTGATGAAGATGTTGAATACGTAGCACACATGTGCTATTATCTTAAGCAAGCACAGCAGCTTACTCTCGAACAAAACAGCGAGGTTTTCGTTAAATGAACATGCTACAAGAGCACATCCGCGAGTACATCAACCCGTATCCTAACAGATACACTCGTGGAGACTATGAAATTCGTGTCCTTCCGCATGAAGATCTAGATTACGATGGTGAACAGAAGTATTGGCGCTTGTTCAAGAAGTTTCCTAACGACTTCGCGGCAGCAGCAGTATCTCTGCTCCCTGATGATGTAGAATTCAAAGAGTACGATCACCTCGCAAACATCCTGTTCGCAACCAAACTATGAGCTCCTTCAACTACACTGACGACAGCAGCACCGTAGAGCGCCTGTCTGAGCAACGTGATGACATCTATGAGTATGTTGTCTCCCAGTTCCGTGTTCACATGTCCAATGATGACATCGACAGTGCTATGGCACTTGCTGATGAATTCTATGAGTGGATGGACCCCAATCAACTGGAAGAAGAGGTGACAGCATTCTTTGATGAGCATGAACTCCGTAATCTCTATCAATCAAAGATCAATGACTGACATTACTATCAGTGATGAGATGCGTGATCTCATTGTACAGTACATGACAGCATGTAATGAGGGCAGGTATGCTGACTCTGAACAACTATTAGAACAAATCAAAGTACAAGGACAGATTGATCATGAAGAACGTTCTGCTTAGTGCTTTAACAGCACTATCATTAACATCAGCAGGTATTGCCCTCGCTAATGAGAACAAAATCACCCAAGGATACAATAGCATGGATGCTATGGGTTGTATGCTACTGCGTGAGTGTACCAAAGATGTAGAGGAAGTTTATTCACTCCTTGACATCTCCTCACAGTATGATAATACTGATGAGTTCACACCATTAGCAGCAGAGTTCAATGCTATGCTGATGGCAATGCATCAGGTTGGTATCAAAGTATATCTTGCTGATCAACGATACTTCCCCGTCATGCATCGTGGTGTTTATCACACTGTATCCAACAATGTGTATCTCAACAGGAGATACATGGGTGAACCACATATCCTGATGCAATTGATGAGGCATGAAGGATGGCACGCTGCACAAGACTGTATGGCAGGCACAATTGAGAATAGTATGATCGCTATCATCAAACCAGAGGAGGAAGTTCCTATGATCTGGAGAGTGCTAGCAGAGCGTACATATCCTAAGAGTGCTGTACCATGGGAGGCAGAAGCGCAATGGGCGGGTAGAACTGAAGGCATGACCATGAAAGCACTCCAAGCATGTGCTAGGGGTAAAATGTGGACAGAATACCAACCGACTCCTCTGACACGACAGTGGTTAGAAGAGAATAAATACATCGACTGATTTTATTACACACTGATAATCATGGCACAAATTCCTCCTTTTAAGACTGATTCTGAAACTGCTGCTAACTTGTGGTGGGACATGTTTGAGCAGAAGGTTGAAACAAAGTATCGTATGGCGACAACAATGGCATCTCGCTTCTGGCCAAATAAAGATTGGAATGATCTTACCGATGCACAATATGAGATGATTACTCATTATTGTAATGTAATCATGTTTGAAACAACTGAATCTGTACGTGCAAAAGTAGAAGTCGGTACACAAGAATACGAAGATCTGCTCTGATGCCTACCTTAACTGTTCAACAATATGCCAGCACGGAAGACCTCTACATCGAAATCCCCAAAGAACTCGACTGGAAAGAAGGCGACACCCTCTGCTGGCAAATCGACACGCAAGGCAACATCGTCATCCACAACACAACAAAACCTAAAAAAGAATACCCAGAAACTTACTACGACTCCCAAAGTGAAGGGATCGACTTCGACCAAACGTACAACGACTACATCGAAGAAACCGCAAAAGAAACCTTCGGACAATACTACCACAGTCCAGAAGCGCAAGGCGGTTGGTACGCGGTCAAAGAAGAAGCAATCAAACGATACTCTTAAGATCATGAATTCAAGGAAGATCGAGTTCTTCCCACATATTGAGACGTTCCCTATCTTCCTTCATGACCTTACAGAATCCAAACGATGCTGGTTCACATGCCCAGAACACGCCCAAAAGTACATCGATAGATACAAACACGATTACAAGTGCTACCAATACACAGGTAAGTAATCCTACTGTCCCACTTGTACTATCATTCCTTGCATGTTTAGTCTTCGCCCTAATCATCATAGCATTAGGATATATCAAAGGCAATATGCATATCGAAGCAGTATACCACTCTCTTACTAACTTCACATGAACCTCTCTTTGCAAGAAGTCGAACACATCCTTACAGCACTCAATAACATGTCTAATCATGATATTGCCCGTGCTAGAGAGATGATTGTACCAGGCACTACTGATCATAACAAACTAATAGACAAACTACAAACATACAAGTACAGACTCCAACGACCATGAGTGCCCTATTTGTACTATCATTGATGATATTACTTACAATCACAATGGAGATGACATGGGGTGTTAAACGAAGATAGAAATAAACAATGGACTCATGGTGGACTACCACGACAAAGTGTCAACATACTACGACTAATCTCTGAACTAGAAGGATCATACCAATTGACCAAATACATGGCATTTGATGAAGATAATGCTATACTAGATGAGATGAAGAAACGATACTACAAACTGTACTTTCAAACAGTTAAACAAGAGAAGAATGACACCAACAATTAAATCATTTACATGCACATCAACTGAACCATACGATAGACATTACTACACAGTAGATGACAACGTATTCCATGATTATGAACAACTAAGGGCATGGTGGTGGCAACAGGGTATCACTGAAGGACTAACAGTTAATGTAATGGACTATACAACACAGAAGCGCGTCAGTCAGGCACAGGGTTTTTGAACCATCTCTCCCCCTCGGTGAACATATTATTAAATCATTAAAAAAATATACCATAGTAGCTCTGTAGATACTGTAAAGATACCTGGAAGGCACTCCAGAGACGTTGGCTTAGCACGCTACCCATCGAAAGTCAACAAAGCATGTGCCACCCCTCAAAGTGGCACAGAGACCCTCAGAAACCCTCAGAAGTACGGTATATTACATTCATGGGAATCCAAGATTCTCTAAAAACTCAAAAATCTTAAATATTCACTTTTTTGACTTTTTAAGAATTTAAGATTTTTGAGTTTTTCTTAAATTTCAACTTTTAACTCTTTCATGTTCGTGACTAACTACGAAAACCTTAATAGTTCAGCTATTAATACACTAAAAGTAGAAGAAACTAGTGTATTAATCACATATAATAGTAATATTGACAAAGAATACGAGTTTTCTTGTCAAAACACTGATAAATTCAGTGATAAAGTGTCAAATACTCTAAAAAACAGTGAAAGTATTGGTAAACTAATCAATACTAGTATTAAACAAGGTATTCTCGTTCCTGTCACTAAATAATCACTCAATTGAGTTAGAAACTAACTACAAAACAATGGGCAAAAGGTACAATCAGAACGACAACTCAAAGTATCAACAATTCGATGATGACTTTGAAGACTTTGGTTACGAAGTGAAGAATATTCGCAGACAGACTAAGAAGAAGGTCGCAAAGTTTAAACGAGAAGTCAATGAGTATGATGACACTTATTGAACTGGCACAGTAAATCCCCATTCGTCCCTTGATCGTGTATTGTATACATGTTCGAGGGATTTTTTCATGTTCATGCACAGACTACCAAACGGTCAGTTAACAATGCACGAAGGATTGCCACGTCATCTTGCTATCAAACGCATGGAAGATTACAAGCGTTGGGAACAAGAACACCGTGAAGAATTAGAGCGTGATTCTCAACAACTGTTCGACGATATGTTCGGGGGTTGATATCACTAACATGAACAACAACAACAATTTCGTTCCCAATCCTATGCTTGAAATGTTGATGCAACGTGAACAACTCATGGAAGACATTGATTCTATTGTTGAAACATTTTGTTGGGAGATGTGGGAAGGAAAGTATCCCGAAACCCAAGAAGAATTGACCCGCATTTTGTGTGATGCTGTCTGTAAGAATTTCCCTGTTAAGTGATACAAACTGGTCAGCCGCCCCAGACAGTTGACAAGGTGGCACACAAAATAGGCACAGCACCCCAGATCGTGTATTGTGTACACATGAACAAAACACTCCTTTCCAATCCCCAGACCCTGCAGGACCTGCAGGACTTCATGTTTGACACCATGGCATCTGCTGAGATGGCAGTCGATTGGTTCTGTGATCGCTTCAACGTGTCCGCAACGGATGACGTGATAGATTACGTATGCGATGCCCACTTCGGCATGTTCGCTGACCAGTGAGCAAAGTGGCACAGCATCGGTTGTGCCCTGCCTCATCTCCTGTATTGTATAGAAGTCAACCAAACGACACCAAACATGCGTAAGATCGAACAGCAAATGAATGCCGCTATCAAGGCAGACAAGAACTGGTCATCAGGCAACACCCAAGTTGTTACCAACGACGGTGTGTCTACTGTGTATCTCCACGGCAACAAGATCGCCATGGTTGATGACACCTCGCTGACCATCTTTGATGGTGGATGGCAATCCAACACCACCAAATCACGACTCAATGCATTGTGCTCTGAATTCTGCATTGCTGGTGAGGGTGTATTCCAGAAAGACTTTGCATGGTATGTTCGCAAGTTCACTGGTGCAATCAACGGCAAAAATGTATACATGACTGAGAACTTCTGCTCTGGTTATGTGTTCGCCTAAGGGCGACACTTTGCACACTAACTAACACCAACTCATGACTGACAAAGTTGAACTCTTTGCGTTTCTGTATGATAAATGCAGAGAAGATCGCGACTTGCTTATCAACATTCTTGGTGAATATGTTGACTCTTTGAGTGATAGCAAACTCATTGAACTTGAAGACTTTCTTGTAAACAACTTCGGAGACAATTGATGACTAAAGACAACATCATCGACCGCGACGAATTGCAAGCAAACTATATCAACCGCGTCTTAGACGGTCTTGATATTAAAGACATGATGGCAATTCTTTATGATCAATTTGATGAGAATTTTGACAAGTATACTATCGATGAACTGATTGAAGAGGTGAACGAATACTATCCAGATTTGCTGGACTAAGTAACACGAATTCCACACTGCAGACAGTTCAATGTCCCATTATGCCATGCCATCCCTGCCTGTAGTGGGTAGGGGTTCACTTGACAGACTGTCCACCTATGTCGCCATTGGCAAGGGTCTTGCCTCTATAATTAGATCATTCAAACGCAACTGATTCATGTTCGCAGTTCAACCCGTCGCCTTCGGCAACTTTGATGAGCACGGTGCAGACTACACCCCAACCATTCAGGGTGCCTATCGTATCGCAGGGCAACGCATGGCATCGGGTGAGTCTGACCAGATGATCTATCGTCTCACCACTGGAGAACCCATCGCATGGGTGCGGGTCTATGAAGGGGAGAACGTCGATGCTGTGACGCCTGACGCACTGGCACTGCTCGCCTGATTCTGCCCACCTGACCCCTTACAATAGACCCATGAACAAAATCACTTTCGACAGCAACGGCATCTACGCTTCCAACCCCATGCTGGCACGTATCGCCATGGAGTGCATTGAGCGTGAGCGTCAGGAACGTGCCTGCCGTGCTGCCATGCATGACCAGGACCTAGATGGTGGACAGTGGGGAGTCTGGAACATCAGTGATCGCCACTGACCCCAGCACCGTCTACAATACACACATCAACAACACACAACACATGGCAGACAACACCTACAACGGTTGGACAAATTGGGAGACATGGTGTGCATCACTGTGGATCAACAATGAAGAGCATTTGTATCGCACCGCTCGCATTTATGGGCACAGTGGATATGATAAACTCGTCCCATATCTGCAGGCATATAGCATGACAAATGGAGACGGATTGATGTGGGAAGATAGCAACATCGACCGTGAAGAGATGGACGAAATGTTAGAAGAACTCTGCAATAACTACTGAGCAGACAGTATACCTGGGGGACAGTTAATTGCCCCCCTTATTTGTTACTTAGGGTCGCCAAGCGAAAATCGAAGGGTCCCTCTAACCTACAAAAGTATCCAGACGCTCGCTAAATAATTTTGAAAATGGTTTTTTCAAAACCTTGAAAACCAAAAAATTTTCCCAGCAAAAAAATGAGTGAAAACCGTTTCAAGACCTTTGATGATATTGTGAATAACTTTGAGGAGTTTTGCGATGCATTTGAGGGACGCGCCGCTGAGGCATTCATGAGAGGAGATCAAAATGATGGAAGAGTTAATCAAGCAGCAGCAGAGTCTGGAGCAAGCACTCCTAAAGCTGTCAGAGAGGTTGCAGAACCTGGACCAACGGATCACCCAGCTGGAGCGCCCTACGTTGATGTACCGCAGACCTTCGGGGAGTGAGTACGAAAGTCTCTCAGACACGTTAGATTACCTGCATAACAATGTCGAGGGGATCAAGGGTGATCTACTGAAGGTAGCGAAGGCAGTCTAATGTCTGATATGGTTGCTATTGTACCTAATCAAGAGGTACTTACGAGTGGTGTTGGAGTAGTGGGAGATTTCTTTATGAATCCCCTACCCCAGGTGCCCTTGTATCAAGATATGTTAAGGATGGCACCGTTCCCTGTGTTGTATGAGAATATCAACCCAGCGATGGCGATTACTGTACAATCGATCGGTGGATGTCCATTAGATAAGATTCCGAATTTAATTACGAGTGTTACGCTAGTACCTGGGCAGGGAGCGACTGGATACAGTGGGAGTGGTAACGAGATTGTCTATCCCTTGATTGATATTGCTGACAAACCCGTCCCGAACATTCCAGACTTCCTCATGCCGAACTGGCAGGAACCTCGTATTACCTACGGCAGTGTGGCAGGACCTCCATCGCCTACAATGACCCTTGTAGCGCCTCTGAGGGGGTACTACGGGGAGAAATACTTCTATGATGCAGACTATATTTACGCATCATATTATGCGAACAGTCCCGAGTTCACAGGGGACTTCTTTGAGGAGTTAGATGCTGGGAGGATTCCTGATGTCAATCGTCTTACTCATGTCAGTCTGTTAGGAGGTAAGAGGGTACTGCGTTTCACCGACTTACCTCCAGATATTGATCAGATCGAGGTAGATTATTTTCCAGCGAATGGAATACCTTTGGACCTCAGGGAAATAACGCCGAGCGACGAGGTAGATACTACAACGATTGGTAGTGATTACTTGTATTCATTGATTCCAGAGATCAGTAGTTGGGTTAAGTGGAAACCATCGTTTATCAAGACGATGAGGTATTACTATACATTAATCGTTACTCATACATGCCCACCGTTTGTTACAACATTCCAAGGTAGTATGATTGTAGAGAACAATTGGACTCCAGCAGCGAACCGACTGTCATACTACATAGACAAGCAGATTGGTTTCCTAGATACTATTGACGGGGAATTTACACTTGAGGTAGGAGATGGCGACACTTAGACCAGTATCAAGAATTAAGGACATTACCACAGGACACCAATGCTATGCCCCTTCAGTAGGTGTTACATCAGCGAAGACCGTATTTGCTGATGGTTTATTGGTTCATTGTGTAGGAGATACCTTCACACCTCATACCTGTGGTAAGGATACGCACCCAGACGTGCTTGTAGGAGGTTCTGCAAAGGTTATCGTCGAGGGTAGACTAGTTTCCCGTCTAGGGGATCCATTAGCGCCTGGAGGGGCATTAATGGCAGAGGCATCTTGGACTGTATTTGCAGCAGGATAAATCTGTGATATAATAAACAAGTAATTTTGAATAAGTTATGGCACGAAGCAAAGTTGGATTAAGTGGCGGTACGATGATCGAGTCGAAACCGAAAAAGACTCGTCAAGGATCGGGACAGCACACCAAGTATGCAGCGACATCACGCAACAACAAAAAGAAGCGTTATCGTGGGCAAGGTAAGTAATGGCAGAGTATATTGAGAATATGTTCTCAATACCAATCTTCCACTTGTATGCGGATGATTGGGAGAACAAAAAAGAAAAGATTGTTGAGATTGCTTCTAGAGCAAAGTTCGATACCAAACCAGGAGAGTATTGCCCTTCTGATTACTACGATAAACAACAATCTTATTGGCATGAGTTAGCACCACTGATCACACCAGAGATTCAACGTTTTGTTGATCGCACTGGTGAGAACTTTAGTGTTGATCGATTTTGGTTTGAACGTGCCACTCCTGGTCAATGTCATCTTCCACATAACCATGGTGCTACTGGTTTCAGTGCAGTCATGTTTGTTGAATTTGATGAAGAGGAGCATGAACCAACTCACTTCATCTGTCCGTTCAATGAGTCTACTCAAGGACTGCAACAGATCTATGTTCCTAGGGAGATTAAGAGTGGATCAGTAATTTTCTTTCCTGCATCCATTCATCACTACACTGTACCAAGTCAAAGTGAAAAACCTAGACTGATTCTTTCATGGAACTTGGCATATGCTAGGATGACCCATCCTGATTTGGATATTCTGCAACCTGTTCCTATTAATCAGACTGAGATTCCTAAACAAGAGAAGAGAATTAAGCTTAATTACGTATGAACTTAATCTGCAATCTCCCTGCCCAGAAGGTATGGGTACGTAAAGAATACTTACGAGATCACCAGGACTGTCATGGGGAGTTTGTTGAGGGCGTCTGGGTGTGTGCAAAGAGCATACCTGGACGTGCTTTCTACTTTGAGACGTACTTGCCCGAGTATGGTGCAATGTATGATAAACTTCCTATTAGTGCGTTTGTACGATCCCCCCAAACCCCAGTCACAGACATGAGTTTGGAGAATCTACAATTCTGGAATTGCATGGACTATGGTGTTGCATGTATGAGTAAAGGATTTGTACAATCGATGGATTGTGAGGTGTTTACCCGCGACCATGGATTGATGAGAGGTCAGTATTTGTTTACATTAGACAATTACCATGCAAATCCTGATGTAATAGATAATAATGTAAGTGAAGTGCCACAAGAGCACAAATCCCATAATTGTATTGCATTGAACAACGGTCAGTTTGCATTGTATCCCAATAATAGGATGCGACTGTATGACCTCTCTATAACCCCTGAGGACCCCAAGTTCCCTGACTTCAAGGTTTCTACCATAGAATACCAAGTAGAGGCAGGAATCGACTGGGGACGCCTTGGAGACACTGATAATTATTTTTGGGAAACTAATGCTGAGCGAAAACTACGGACGGAGACCACAAATGGACAAGAGAGTGGACAAGAGTGAAGATTTCGTGAAGGAGGGTATGACCCTTATTACTGAAGTTGACAGCGAGCGTCATCTAAGGAGAGCGAGAAAATTGAAGGATGTTAAAGAGGGTGAAATCTTTGACAACCAAGAGGAGTGGGCGGACGGATTCTGTGGCAAGTGATAAATAGAAACAGCCTATTGCTGTGTCTAAATGCCTGCCTTTGAGACATTCAAGGACTTGAGTGTTACGTTCAAAACGCATCCTGTCACTGACGACCTAGTCACGGTAAGGGACAAAGCAGCTATCGTTCAATCGATTTTTGCTTTGCTCCTTACTAACAAAGGCGAGCGTCCATTCAAACCAGATCTAGGGTGTGATATTCAAAAATCTTTATTTGAACCACTAGATTACGCTACTGCTGGTATCATCAGATCGCAAGTTAGCGAAGTTCTTATCAAGTATGAACCAAGAATCACTGTTGATTCTGTACGTGTCATTCCTGATGAACTGAACAATGGATATATCGTAGAGCTCTACTATACAATTGTAGGTAGAGACGACACTCCAGAGGCATCCGAATTCTTCTTAGAGCGTACACGATAATGCCTTATACTCAGGTTTCTAATCTAGATTTTAATGACATTAAAAGTTCTCTGAAGGAATACCTCAGAGCGACATCAGACTTTACTGACTATGATTTTGAGGGTAGTGTCTTATCTACGCTTCTAGACACCCTTGCCTATAATACCTATTATACGGCGTTCAATACCAATCTGGTAGTCAATGAACTATTCATTGATTCAGCGACCCTCAGGGACAACGTAGTAGCGATTGCGAAGCAATTAGGGTACAGACCCAAGAGTGCAACTGCACCAGTAGCGTATATTGACTTTACTTGCACATATGCAAACCCAACAACTGATACCGAACTCCTACTGAAGAAGGGAACTGGTTTTATCGCAAACTTTGATAACACCATCTATCAGTATGTTGTAGAAGAAGATGCAAAGGCACAGGTTGCTAATGGTGTAGCGACTTGGAGTGGTGTTCCCATCAGAGAGGGATCGGTTATTGTTAACACCTTTACAGTTAACACATCTCTGAAGAATCAAAGATTTATTTTAGACAACCAACAGATTGATACTAACACTATCAAGGTTAAAGTATTCCCAAGTGGCGGATCATTTAGCGAACCATATCTTGTAGCAGATAACATCCTCAATATTGACGGAACATCTAAAGTTGTGTTCCTTGACGAGATTGAAGATGAGAGATATGAAGTTCTGCTAGGTGATGGTGTTCTTGGTAAGAAGATTGAGAATGGTTCTCGTGTTGAGGTGTCATATGTTGTCACCAACGGACCAGAGTCAAATGGCGTAAGAACCTTTGTATTCAATGGTGTCCTAGAAAACATCAATGGTGCATCTCCTACTAACATTTCAGTTGATATTGTATCTGCTGTAGCAGCATCAGGTGGTGAGGACATTGAGACCACTGAGAAGATTAAGTACAATGCTCCTAAGTCATATGGCGCACAGGACCGCGCTGTGACCGCCCAGGACTACGGTACAATCGTTCGTAAGGTATACCCTGCCACCAGCGACATTCTGGTCTTTGGAGGCGAAGAACAAGACCCTCCACAGTATGGCAAGGTATTCATTGTATTGAAACCAAGAGATGCATCTTACCTTACATCATTCACCAAGAATCAAATTATTCAGGAATTGAAGAAGTATGTAGTTGCTTCTGTAGAACCACAACTAATTGATCCATCAATTCTGTATATTGAGATCAGCAGCAAGATCTATTATGATGGATCTATTACTGATATGACACCTGCTCAAGTAAGAGACAAGGTTATTGGTAATTTACAAGCATTCATTGATTCTTCTGGTATGGAGAAGTTCAATGGCACATTTAGATACAGTAAAGTAGTCGGTATTATTGACGATTCTGATCGTGCAATTAGTTCAAACTTAACAGAGGTCTTTATGAGAAAAGACTTCTTCCCACAGTTGAATTCTTCCTTCTATTATGAGATCTGTTTCCAGAACCCATTTGCTAAAGATTGCGATGGTCCAGTCTTGTCCAGCACTAAGTTTAGAGTGACTGAGTACCCCAATTTCGATGTGTATATTGAAGACAGGGATGGCAAAATTGTCCTATATAGACTAGACGCTCTATCTGGTGAAAAAGTCGTTCTCGACAGCGAAGTTGGCGAAATTGATTATGCAAAAGGTGAACTTAAAATGTACAACCTGACCATCATTAAAGGAACAACTTTCGACAATCGTATTTCTGTTAGAGTCAGACCACTATCTAACGATATCAGGGCACTCCGTGAGGTTTATCTTGATGTTGATGTGGCAAATTCCAGTTTCGTTGCATACAAAGAGTAGTAGTTAAATGACCGTAAAGACGAAGAGAATCTCAACTCTTATTGAGTCGCAACTTCCTGAATTTATTTCTACCGAGTATGAACTTTTTGGAAAGTTCTTACAGAAGTATTATGAATCTCAGGAGGTACAGGGCGGTCCTTTGGATGTTATCAATAACATTCAAAAGTATGCTGATATCGATTATTATGAGAAGAATCTACTAAAGCAAAAAGATACGTTAGCAGTAACAGTATCTTCTGCTGATACTACTATTACATTGCTAGATGCAACGTCTTTCCCAGAGAAAGATGGTTATGTAAGAATTGATAACGAGATTATCTTTTATAGAAACAGAACTGATACACAACTTCTAGAGTGTGTTAGAGGTGTTAGTGGCAACACTACACTAGGTGATCTGTATGAGACCACCAACTTTGTCAGCACTGAAGCTGCTGTACACAATGCAAACAGAGACGTTTATAACGTCAGCAATCTATTCCTGTATGCATTTGTCAAAAACTTTGAAAATCAATATCTTGGATCTTTTCCAGAGAAGTATCTGAAGGGAGAGGTTGACAAGAGAACACTAATCAAGAACATTTCTAAGTTCTACAAGTCAAAGGGAACTTCTAGTTCGATCAAGTTTGTTTTCAACACCATTATTGCTAAGGATACTGAGAACAAACCTGATGTATACAAACCAAGAGATTTTACATACAAATCATCTGAAGCAGATTGGGTCAATGTCTATGCATTGAAAGTCAAAGTTATCTCTGGCGACCCAACAAATCTAATTGGACTTCCTGTCGTTCAGAATGATGAAGAAGCAGGTTATGCATCTGCTACTGTAGACAATGTTTATGCAGATGGCACTATTGATGGTGAAAAGATCTGGAACATTGTACTTGCTCCAGAGACTGTCAATGGATCCTTTGGAGTTTCCACGAAAACCAGACTAGAGCAGAATCTCTCTGCTGGTGCAAGTGCTGGAGACAAGATCAACGTCTTTTCTACTGTTGGTTGGGAAACTTATGGCAAGATTCTTATCAACGAAGAAACTATTGAGTTTGACGATAAGAATGTAGTTCAGTTCAACATTCTAAAGAGAGGTGTTGCAGCAAACCACACCGCAGGTGATTCTGTATACAAACCAATCACTATCAAAGGTGGCAATGTAGAACTACTAACACTAGGTGTAGTCTACAATTTAGATGCTACAGATGCACAAGCATTTGCTTCTAGTGGTGATACCATTGAGGTTTCAAATCCTGGATTTGAGACTTCTGATCCTAAGATTGTGCAAACTGGCACTAATCAACCAAGATGGATCATTGGTGATCTAGAACCTGTATCTTCTACCACTGTTCCTACTATTGCAGCAGGACTCAGTGATGTTCCAACAAACGTTTCATCTATCTACGGAGATGATGAATACTATTATATCACAAGTTCTAGTTTCCCATCATATAATATTTTTGATGGATCGAATCCTGAGCAGACACTGCAGGATCAAAAGCATCTGAGAATTATCAGAAAGCAGTCAACTGATACTACAGAGATTTACAAGACTTCCAACAGAGACGTTGGTATTCTATTAAATGGTGTTCCTGTCTTTGGTTATAAGGACAGAGATAGTCTCAAGTATGGCATACTACAAGAGATCAAGGTTAGTGCTAGAGGTAGAAACTATGCAAGACCACCATTTGTTCTTATCAATGGTGTTCCAAACCAAGCAAGAGCATATTTGAATGGTCAGGTCATTGATAGAATCGAAGTTAACACAGGAGCAATCTTTACTGACGTTCCTAGAGTAGAAATCCTCTCTGGTCGTAATGCAAAGGTCAGTGCTGTTGTAACTGGTGGTAAACTTACAAGTCTTGTCATTGATGATCCTGGTGAGTTTTATTCATCTCCTCCAATTGTAAGAATTAGAGATCTTTCTGGCAAAGGAAGATTTGCTGATTACAATGCCATCATCAATACTGCTGGTGCTATCACTGGGTTTGAAAAAATCAGTGAAGGTAATTTCTATACCCCTGGTTCTGTAGTTGTTGACATCTTGGCAGTTGGCGAAGACGCTACCGCAACTCCAGTTCTCAAGGAATGGGTAAAGAACAGATTTGTATCACTAACAGGTGAGTTGGATACAGAATTTGGTTATGTCTTTGAAAACTATGACTACGTTCAGAACTTTGGATACGGTCAAGTTGCTAATCCAAAATCTCTACGTGTTCAATTAGGAGACAATCTTAACTTAGCAGGAACTGAACCTGCTAGTAAGACTCACTCCCCAATCTTAGGATTTGCTTATGATGGCAATCCTATCTACGGACCTTTTGGACATGAGAATCCATTAGATGCATCTACACCTATTGTAAGGATGACATCTAGTTATTCAATTAAGGGTTCACGTACTGCTGGACCTGATGTTCTTCAGTATCCTATAGGTTCTTTTATCGATGATTACCAATACAACCACAGGAGCGGTTCACTCGATGAGAATAACGGACGATTTTGCATTACCCCCGACTTTCCAAAAGGAACTTATGCTTATTTCATTACTATTGATAGCAATCAAGTACCGCAATTTCCATATGTCGTAGGAGACAACTTCTATTCACTACCAGTGGATAGTAATTACAATTCTCCAATCAATCAGAATGATATTCCCAAGAATGCTAAGAGACTGTATACTCCTGGTATGCCTGGTAATGGTGGCGGACTAATTGCTAAGATTGCTGATGTAAATTCTGGTGGAGTTGAGGGTGTATTTGTAGAAAGATCTTCAAATAACTTCTCTGTAAACTCACAGGTCTTCTTTGACAATCTAAACACTGAGGGTGAAGATGCAGAAGCAATTGTTTCTTCAGTCAAAGGCAAGCAAGTTAATTACTTAGAATCAAAAGAGAATAAGGTAGTAAAACTCACTACCATTCAAAATGCATATCTTTTCCAAGATGATGTTCTAACACAACCATCATCTACTGCACGAGGAACAATCGTTGGAACTGTGCAGAATGACAATACTATTGTATTGAAAGATGTTGTTGGAACATTTGACAACACAGGCACATTCTCTGCAGCAACCAAAACATTCATTTTTGTTCTAGATCAAGATAGTTCATATACAAAGGGTGCTATCTTAAGTCTAACAGATGGTGTTAACCCACCAATTGCTACAGGTGAGGTTCTGGAAGGAACTAGCAGACAGAATACAGTACAGATCAAAGTATTGTCTGGAACTTGGATTCTAGATGATGATTACTTCCTCCAGTCAGACAATCTATTCAATACCTCTGGAACAAAGATTACTGTTATTACATCTCTTAGTGATAACTTAGAACCATTTGAAGTAAATCAGAGTGTTGCTCTAGTAGAGACCGCAACTCCACACGGTCTTGGCGTTGGTGATACTGTTAATGTTGATATCAATCCAGACGACTCTACGAAGACACAAACTTACTACGTAAGGAAGAGACTATATCAAGACGTAGTATTCCAATCTTTCTCAAACGAAACAACCATCAATTACAGTGGTGTTGGTAGATTCACCATTATGAATGGTGGTGCTGATTACACTGAAGGTGTTTACACAGATGTTCCACTGAAGGGTGGATCTGGAACTGGAGCAACAGCAGTCATCACTGTATCTGCAGCAGGCATTGTAAATGACATCCAATTAGAAACTGGTGGTAAGAACTATAAGAGAGGAGACTTCCTCAAGGTAGACGATGATGAACTAGCAAGATCTGGAGCATCGTTATCAACCTCTCGTCTTTCCGTCTATGTTGATCATGCTGGTGTTGGATCACAATCATCAGAGATGAGAGTTGATAGTGTCGATGGATATGCATCTGGCGATTTACTACAAGTTGGTAGCGAAATTGTTGAAATTTCTTCGATCACTGGAGATGTCCTCAACATCCTCAGAGGTAGAGCAGGAACAGAAGCAGTTAACCATTATGATGGTGCTTCGATTGAACTTTATAAACCAAGATATAACTTTGCAGAAAATTTTGCTATTACAGAAAATGCTGGTACTGGTTATATCAAGTCATATGATCTAGAGACTCAAACAGCAACTGTTATCTTTGAATATGGAATTGATAAAGTAAGTGCAGAGAGTCTTACTATCAGCACAACATTCTTTGATAGCAGCACCCCAGGTAGACTTGTAAAAGTAAGTTCTGTTGGAGTTCCAACATTCAGATTTGAAATCTCTCCTGACAATGTAAACTTTACAGACAATCCTGACTTAGATATTCAAGAATTCTATAGGTATGTCTTCGACACCTCTCACTCTTCAATGACTGGTGTTCAGTTTAGCGTAAGTCCAAGCAGCAATTTTAACCTGCTAACTCTAGAGCAAATTGTTTCTACCATCACGCCAGGAATTACTGGATCTTTTGTTGACCTCAAATTTGGATTTGGATCTAGATTAGCAGATAATGATTATAGTGTAAAGACAGGAACAAACTTCTCTAGTTTCTATTACTTTGATAAAAATGGCAATGTTGCATCAGGCAACGCACAACTGAACATTATTCAAGATCCTTTACAGGGTGAAAAGAGGGTTAATTACGTAACTCCTACTAGGTTTGTATATGACGTTCCATCCACTCCATTGTGGGACGGATCTGGTCAAATTTCATATACAACGAACGGGCAGTTTGCCATCGGTGAAATTAATAATATCAATATTATTAACTTTGGTCAGAACTATAAAAAGCTACCAATTATCACTGGTGTAGATCCATCTCTAGACTATAGAGGTGCTGCTACTGTCAGGTTTGATTCACAAACAAATACGATTGTTGGTGTCGATATTACCAATAAGGGTTCCAATTATGTCAACCCAATTGCAATCATCACTGATGGCGATGGAACAGAAGCAAGATTCAAAACAATTTCTAGAAACGGTCAACTGTTCTCTATCACTGTAGAGAACCCTGGCAAGAATTACACTTATACTCCAACAATCAGAATCATTGAAGGTGATACAGATCTGTTTGCTGAGAGTAGTGAGATTGGTGTTCCAAGAAGTGTTAACATCATCAGGAATGGTGGTGCTTTCCATCTAGACAAAACTGTATCATCAACCATCACATCGAAGTATGCAGTTGCACTACGTGGTATTACTGGCGACTTCCAAAAAGGTGAAGTTGTAGAACAGAGAATTAATGGTGCTGTTGTTTTCAGAGGATATGTTTCTGAATGGAGAATTGGTTCTAATATTCTCAGAGTAGAAGATATCTCTGGTATTATCAGAGAGAACGTAAGCATCACAGGTAGAGCATCCCTATCTACTGCTACTGTAAAATCTGTATTTGTTTCTACCTTCTCTGAGAAGATTACAAGTTTCTATGACAATCTAGGATACTACACTTCAGATAAGGGCAAACTAGGTGTAGCAAATCAGAAACTCACTGATAGCGATTTCTATCAAGACTATTCATACGTTATCAAGTCTAAGACATCAATTGAGCAGTGGAGAGACCTTATCAAGTCTACCACACACCCTGCTGGTTTCAAACTGTTTGGACAAGTTGATATCGAAGGATCTGCAACTACATCCATGCCATCAGGTCTTGGTAATAAGGCAAGTCATTTTACATCGATTCAACTTTGGAATCCAGAGAAGAATAAGATCACTAGTGATATCAAGCAGAGAGTTGTTACTCAGTCCATTCAAAAAGTTCAGAACACTAGAATTCGTAAAGGACAAGGTTCTGCTGCTACATCAGAGTTTAACTTCAATGAAACTCGTGCATTTGACTTTACTTTAAATGCTGCCTTTGATGGATATTATGATACTGACGGTAGATTGCAAGGAACAAGAACATTTGCTCTATCTGATGATTTGGGCAATCCATTCTTCCCAGTTAGTGCAGAGAATCTAATCATCACACTAGATGGTGTTTTACAAGAACCAGAAGTTGCATATACTGTTAACTCTAACCAAATTACGTTTGCACAACCACCACTTGGTGATAATGTAAAACTAACTGGTCAGAACTCTGGCGCTGTCACCGCATATAAAGGTGTCAAATTCTATGGCAGAAACTTTAACTTTAACAAGTCTCAGTTTAACCCAAGATACATCAGAAAGATCAGAAACATTTTCCAACGTAATGGAAGATGGATTGATGCTGCTAATCAAATTGAAAGAAACAAAACATTCATTATTCAAGAAGCACTTGGATATGGCAGAGACAAGTATGCAGTAATTGACTGGAGTACAAAACTAGATGATTACACTGCTGATGTAGGATATCTACTTGATTCTTACATTCACGATTTAAGATTTGGTGGAAACGCAAAAGTTGTCGATTATGCTACAATTTTCTCCAATACTGATTATATCAAGAAGAACAGTGCTGAGTCTCTAGACATTTATCATTATGCTACTAGACTAGCAAGACTCGCTATTAGAAATTGGGATATAACAGACGAGAGTGTTTCTTACCTACAGGGAGACAACAGAATCACAGTTACCAGCACAAAGGACTTGGCAATTGGAATGCATGTCAGTTCTGGTAGAGCATTCCCATTGGGAACAAAGATTGTCTCTATTGATAGTCTGACACAGATTACAGTTGATAATTTTGCTGATGCAAACTCTGGTGGTGCAGGTGGTGCATCTATTCAGCAGACAAATATCAGTGGCACCACTAATGGTCAGAGTGTTGTCTTCCCAACTAGTGTCGCTGCTGTTCTGCCAGGAGATGAATTCCAAGTCGGTCTAGGAGATACTGCATCTGTTCCCATCTCATTCTCTGGTATTGAGAGTGCAACATTCTATCTAAGTGCTATCACTACTGGCACATTCTATGATGCATCAAATCTAATTGAAGGCAACTTAGAATTGATTGCTGAGAGAGCACTTGAAGATGCAATGGCTTTGATGCCAAATCAATATTATGAGTATATCATGTACCCCGAAAACCATTGGTATAACTTAAAAGACTATATCGAGTCTGTTGTGTATCATCTCAGATATGGTGGTAATGAGAGGATCGTATCTTTCTGGGAGAGGGTAAATCTTTCATATCCACCACAGGAATCTTTAACTGTAGGTTTACCAGCACCAGATGCAGTGGTTCTCGGAAAACCTTTCCTAAGATTCCACGAAGAGTTCCATGCAATGGCATTGTATGAATCAACCAAGCATATGGTTTCTGCGATGCGTAATACTCTTCAGGCATCTCCAAATGATTTCTCTGGTGCAAATCGTCAACCATTTATTGACAATTCGGTAGCTGCTGATACTCAGTTCCCATATTGTGTCGAAGTTGAATCCGCTTTATACACAATGCAACAGATCGTCCAAGGATCTGTATATTATGAAGATAATACTTCATACACTGGTCCTGTTGACCCAACACCACAGAATCAGAACAAGCGTGGAAATTGGACAGAAGTCTTGACATATTCAAATTACAATATCATTGCTGATCCACTAATTCCTTCTCAAGAATGCAACGATGTAATATCATCCGTTGATACATTATATGATACAGTTGATGATATTTTCAATGATATCAATGTAGAACTCGCTGTTCCCGACTTCATTGATGGGGAGAACAAGGAGTTTGAACTATATTGGAGTAATGGCGATCCTGTAATTACAGAAAAGGATGAAAACCTACTAATCACTATTAATGCTGTATTACAAGCAACCAAGTTCAATGCTTCTTATCCTGGTGAAGATGCATACTATATTGATAGAACTGTCTCTCCAAACAGACTAGTATTTGATGTTGCTCCTATCTGGGATCAAGATGCTGGTGCTAAGACTCTAGGAGAACCAACTGCTGTAGAAAAAGTTGCTGGTGTTGGCATTGGTAATTACAAGAGACTTACAATTGATAAAAACCTTGTCAATAATGTAAGATCTGGTCCATTCCTAATTCTCGATCTAGAAGACCGCACTGTACAAAGTGTTGACGAACCAGATTACTTATTAGTATTTGTAGATGGTGTTCTACAAGTACAGGGTGAGAGTTATAATGTTTCTGGACCTAACATCTTCTTCGAGTTCCCAGTTACGGAACAAATGAAGGTTGACATGAGATATCTCTATGGTAGAGATGTTGGTCAGATTCTAAACATCTATGATTATAACGCTGATCAGTATTTTGCACAAGCAAATATCGATATCTACACAACCTCTGGTATTAATGAATTCATCGCAGGTCAGTGGTCTGGTATCTACAGAGGTGGAGTCATGCAATTGGTGCAGTTCCGAGCAGACGGAACTACCAATGCACTAGGTGAGATTACTGATTATTCTATCAATGGCAACGTATTTTCTGCTAAAATCTTTGGTGCTCAGGCAGTCATTGAAGATTTAGATGTACATGTTTGCATCAAAGGAAGATACAATATCAATCAAAAGTTTGAGATTGACCAGTCTCAGTCATCTCTTACATATGAGAGAGATGAGAATGGTAGAATTACTTTAAGAGGCACCGATCAAATTTGGAGAGGTACGTATCTAAGGAATACTTACAGAAATCCATTCATCAGTCTATCTAATAGCACTCAAATTAGAGTAGAGGGTCAGGATACTTTCAGAAGAATCCAGAAACTTCCTTCTACACTAACAAGTAAAGAGCAAAGAATTCAAGAAGATGTATCGAATTCTTACTTTGGATTTGTTGAAATTGCTTCATACAATGGTATTAGCAGAGGTGAAGGTCTCAGTATTGTTGCTGAGATTGAAAATGGATCTGTTGTAAACCTTGTATGGAACCAGCGTAGTTATGATCCTATTACACAACCAACAGCATATCAATATTATACACCACCTGTAATCAACTTTGTACCCAAAGATGGCAATGGTGGTGGTGCATCTGCTAAAGTTATTGTAAGTAAAGGACAAGTCATCAGTGTTGAACTTGTCAATGGTGGTTCTGGATATACCGAGGCACCTCAAGTAGTTGTAGCACGTAGATACGAAGTTATTGAAGAGACTGACATTGGTGTATCTCTCATCAATGTTGGCATCAATAAGGAAGCAATCCTTACGATGTCTGGATTCTCAACGATTGCGATCCTTGGTAATCAGGTATCTGGTGTCAACACATTTACTTCTATTCTATTCAATAGTCCAATTGACTCAGACAGAGTAATCACTGCTGAGATGCAACTGGTTGAAGAATGTAGTGAGGATCTATCTGCTGGTCTAGTCAGACCTCTTCTGAAGATGGATGACTTCCTGTTCGATGACTCTAATCTGAGCACAATCGAACACGAAGCGACTCAGATCAATATTTCTATTGCAACTCCATATATTGTTAATATTGAATCTGAATCTACTCTCACTGCTACTGCTACTAGAGAGATTACTTCTTCTGTTGCTAATGTAATCAACAATACTGCACTCTCCAATATCAACTACTATGAGGTTGCATCCTTCTTGGATGTTCAACTTGATCCTGGTGATACTGTAGTATACGTTGCAGATACTAGCAAGTTTAAGACAAATGGTTATCTACTAATCGGTAAAGAGATTGTACGCTACATGCGTAAACTGGGTGATCGTTTCATGATGGTCCAGAGAGCGCAGGATGGCACTACTGAGGGAACATGGGCAGCAGGAACATATCTCAGACAGATTCCAGATCCAGTATCTATCGCATACGGTGGTATTAGTGTTGTTGAGTCTGAATCTCAGATTGTTACTCTCAAAGGCGGACCAGAGATTGGCGGTAGTGAGTCCTACAAGCAACAGCAAGTTATCGCGCCAGTTAACACAGTTCAGAAGGTTCATAAAGTAATCCAAGCTGAACTGCAAATTGGTATTGCTGTTGAAAGTTCCTTCTCTATCACCACTCAAGTTAGATATAAACTTGAGCAACCACTGAGTGCTGTAACTCCAACATCCCTGTCATACCAAGAGACTACGGTTGCTGCACAAGTTCAGATTCTGCCTACTGAGATCAATGTTTACAAGGGCGCTCTGGAAATTCTTCTTATTCCACCCCCAGGCGGAGTAGTTGATGGATATCAAGAGAGTATCTTTATCACTGATCCTGTTGAGACTAGAATAAATGGTTTTGTTGATCTTCTGAATGATTATGGTGTTACAACTAGGTCTGGTCAAACAGTCTTTATTACCAACTCGGTATCTGGTGTATCATCAGAGTATATTGGTCAATATACAACAACAAATGTTGGTCCTACTCTAGGAAACTGGTATTCCGCATTTAGTGATGGAAGTGCCAAAGTATCTGCTCCAACTATTGAGATGATGTCCGCATATTTCGCATCACTGACAGTTGGCGACTTTGAAGAGAGAAAGAATTCCAGTTATAGTAAGTCTGGAATTAAATTCAATCTAGGCAACCCATCTATCCAGAACCCAATAACCCAGTGTACATCTGGAGTTTCTAGTGGTACTGTAAGTGTAAATGACACATCTTACTTTGAAGATAGTGGATACCTAATTTACGATAGATTGGGTCAACTCAACGTTGTACAATATACATCGAAGACATCCAATACATTTATCGGAATTACCCAACTACGCGGAACTAATTTACCAGTAAGTGGAACGGAAGTTCAACCGTTTACAATTTCCTAAATATCCGTATAAATATAAATAACTCAGGCACAAACACAACGTCGGACAAAGAAACCCATGGCTGCTATTATCTCTGATAAGTTTCGTATTTTTAACGCGAAACAGTTCCTCGAATCCTTAACAGAAGGTCCTTCTGACACTAGTGCAGAGAGATCTAGAATGTACTTCTTTGTTGGGCGACCCCAACCCTGGAGAGCATACTTGGAAGTATACTCCAAGGGATCAACCAATTTTACAGTTGGAAACGAAGTGTTTGTTGGAACATATGGTTCCACCGCTTTCCGTGCCACTGTTGCTGAAGTTTATGATAGTGCCCTTCTTCTGACCGACGTTTTTGGCAGCAACGGAACTAACTCTGTACCTCCTGTAGGCAGCGATCTTCTAGAGACTGCTGATGGCGGTTCGACAACTACAAGTGCTACTGCTAAGTCTGGCGTTTATCGTTATGCAACCGAGGAGATTCCACCCCTTCCCCTCGATAACCAGAGAGAAAAAGTCAATATCTATGACGAGATCATCGCTGCTAAGCGTATTACCGATGCTTTCGCAAGAACTGTTATCCGTCGCTACAACTGGGACGTAGTTGCTAATCCCAAGTTCGACATGTGGAAACCTGACTACTCTGACACTCCTGGTGGCGGTGGTCAAGTTGGTAAGACAACTGCAACTGGTCAAACCTCAATTGCAGACGCTAAGTTCTACGTAATGAACTCTGATTACGAAGTATTCAAGTGCCTCTACAACGGTGAGGGTCCTGGAAACCTTTCTGGTCAGAATGCTACTGAAGAACCCAAGACTTCTGGCGGCAACTATGATGCTGCTACTGGTCTCTACACTGAGACCTCTGGTGCTGGATACATCTGGAAGTACATGTATACCACCCCAACCGATGATGTCCTAAGATTCCTATCTTCTGACTTCATGCCTATCGTTCTTCCTTCTAACAACTCTCGTGTTAACGTAGCAGCATTGGCAGTTGCTGGTGCTGTTGATGTTGTTCTCGTCGAAGACGGTGGTCTAAACCTCCCCGCATCACAGACTCTTTACGCTGCTGTCGTTGGAGACGGCACAGGCGGTAAGGTTAAGTTTGAGACTGATGGTTCTGGTACAATCACATCTGCTGAGATTGAAGCTCGTGGATCAGGTTATACCTATGCTAGCGTACTTCTAAGCAATGGCAGCCTCTTCTCTGACGCTGGTCTAACCACTGGTGTTGCAACTCCTGCTAACGCAGTTGGTGCTTTGGAAGTTGTTCTACCTCCTCAGGGTGGTCATGGTTCTGATCACGAACTAGAACTGAACGGTAAGCGCGTAATGACCAACATTCGCCTAACCTACTCTGAAGGTTCTGGAGACTTCCCTGTTGATAACGACTTCCGTCGTATCGGTATCATCAAGGATCCATACAACTACGGAACTACTACCTTCTCAACCGCAGACACCCTCTCTGGTTTGAAGGCAGTCAAGATCACTGGCGCAACTGCTGATTACATCCCCGACGAGACTATCACCCAGACTGTAACTGGTGGTACTGCATACGGTACTGTCGTTTCCTGGACTCTCGACAGCGGTTCAACCACTGATGGTGTTCTCAAGTACATCCAGACTGTTGATTCTCACGTCGATCAGGGTGTTGTAAGAGCATTTGAGGCAAGCGGTGCTAACGCTATCTCTGGTGGTTTATCTGCTGCAGCAGGTAATGTCGCCACTGGATATACAGGCGCTCTCCTTGGTTCCACCTTCGCAACTGGTCTAGATCCAAACAACCCTGGTGCAGGCGGTCTTGCAAATCCAGAGATCGAAAACAACTCTGGTGATGTTATCTACCTAGAGAACCGTCGTCTAATCACTCGTGCTCCTGACCAGATTGAAGACATCAAACTAGTCATCGAGTTCTGATTAAAACAAACAATAATCAATCCCTCCAGCGATGGGGGGATTTTTTTTATCTGTACTAAATACTAGAGACAAGATGCTAGTATTTGGCGGAGTACCATGCCACAGAAGACTAACCTTAATGTAAATCCTTATTATGAGGACTTCGACGCAAATAGAAATTTTTATAAGATTCTATTTCGTCCTGGGTATTCTATTCAGAGCAGGGAACTAACACAACTTCAGTCTATTCTACAGAATCAGATTGAATCTTTTGGTAAGTATGCTTTCAAGCAAGGCGACTTAGTAGTTCCTGGTGAAGTTGGTTTAAATACCAAACTCGATTATGTTAAGTTATCATCTGTATCTGAGGTTGCTGTAAATGAAGGCAACACAGTTGTTTACAAGAAGTATGACATCAGTCAGTTAGATGGTCTTCAATTACGAGGACTAAGTTCTGGTGTTGTTGCAACGGTACTTGCAATTAAACTAGCAACTGAAACTTCTGCTGACACTTTATATGTCAACTATTTGAATAGTGGCGATTCAAATACTTCTAGCACCTTCCGCCAAGGTGAGACTCTAGAAGTTGTTGATGGTGTCAATACTCCTCTTCTTGTCGTAGGAACAGATGGTAGTGTCTTACCAACTAGCATTACAGTAACAAATCCAGATACACAAGAGACTACATCTGTCAATAGTCCCGCTATGGGATATGCTTCTGCTGTTAAGGTAGAAGAAGGCATCTACTTTGTCAATGGATATTTTGTACGTAATCAGACTCAACTACTTGTCATTAATGATTATTACAATATCCCTTCTGCAAAAGTAGGATTTAAGATTACAGAAGAGATCGTATCACCTGAGCAAGACGATAGTCTATACGATAACTCTATTGGATCTTCCAATTATACCGCACCTGGAGCACATAGACTCAAGATTTCCCTTGATTTGGTAAGGTATAACCTTGGAGAGTCAACTGATAAAAACTTTATTCAGTTAATTACTGTATATAAAGGATCTGTACAAAAGAAAGTCAGTCCAACTAACTACAATCTCCTAGAGCAAACTCTAGCACGTAGAACTTTTGATGAGAGTGGAGACTACGTTGTTGAAAATTTCTCTGTAGATATTAGAGAATTTGCACAAAGAAATAATAATGGTGGTCTCTATGCACCAGATGAGTTTAACCTATACAATGGTTATACAGAGACCGAAGCTTCTAGAAAGATGCTCACTAGCATTGGTCCTGGAAAGGCATACATCAGAGGATATGAAATTGTCAATAAAGAGACAAAATATCTAGAAGTAAACAAAGCAAGAGAAAGTCTCTCTAGCGATAATGTTCTACTCAAATCAAAAGGACTACCAACATTCTCCGTTAACAATGTATATGGCAGTGTTCCACTAAACAAAGAGGGTGGAGATCTTACTGCATATCCATATGTCAACCTATACACATCATTCAATGATGGTTCTGTAGGTTTGAACAATACAGAAGCGTCTACTGATAAGAGACAGACACTCAACAGAAGAGGTAAACTCTTTAATGCCAATCAGGCAATTAAGACTATTACTATTGAAGTAACTAGTGCTACTAATCCAATTGGATCTATCACTGATGGAACTTTTGAAAGCACCATTGGCACTCTACACTTTATTAAGTCTAGGAATGATGGTGGAAGTCCAATTTCTACTGGATCGATCCAATCTATTGCATTTGCCAGTGTTAACAAACCACTGATCAATCCTTCAGATACAGTTAAGTTCTTGGAACTGACAATTGTTGGAGACAAGGATGATCTAGATCTAGTAATGCTTGAGTGTGATTTAGGTGATTCAAACTTAAGAAGAAAACTATTCTTATCAAGCAATGATGCTGCTGTTGATGCAAATCCATTTGGACATATTGTAGACTATAGTGATAGCATCACTCCACTTATTGGTAGAGCAAAACCAAATAACTTCTTCTTACAAAATAGAGGTGCTGGTTTCAATTCTGATTCTGATGTTGTTCTTTCAAGAGGTCGTCTAGCAGAAGGAACCGAAGCATACAATGCAAACTTTGGTCTATCATACTTTGATCCTCAGTTCTTCACTAAAATCAAATTAGATACTGCTCCTAGCGCAGGTTTCTCAGTTGGTAAGTATATCTTCGGACTGAAAAGTGGTGCATATGGTGTTGTCGAAGGACCACCTAATGGCAAGTATTCAATTGGTGCAACTCTATTCGTAAAAACTCTATTCGGTAGATTCCAATCTGGCGAGACTCTTAGAGATGAAGCAGGCAATACCAATAGAATTGCTACTGACAATACTATCTCACACTTTATTGTTGTCAATAGAGGTCTTGGATATGCAGATGGTTTGAGACTAATGATTAATGGTGTCAGTTATGATCCTTCTGTTGTAGAGGTTCTACGTAGAAACAATGGTGAAGTTTACAAAGTTTCTATCAACAATAGAACAGCACTTCTTACCGAATATGTCCAACCACCAGCAGTTTCTATCATCCAACCAGATGGTTCCACAGAACCAACTCAAGGTTCGGTAATTTTACCAGTTCTTACCAGAAATGCAGTAACAACTTACACCCCACAAAATGTTAAGTCTGTTGCAGCAGAATATGGTTCTGGAAATGCAAACGTATTTACTGCTGACGTTGTAGTAGATGATCGTTCTCTGTCCGAGATCAAGTCAGTCACTGACTTCACCTTCTTTGGATCTAAGGGATATAACTTTATTGAATCAACCAGTTTCAATGCAGATGCTAGTATTCTACTACAGCAAGGAGACATTGTACAGTTCTCAGACGTTGATAACAATCTAATTCGTGCAACTGTACAGTATGCAACTGAGCAAGAAGGTGTTGCTAAGTCTAGAGTATATCTCGACATTGCACTACCTGGAGATGTTGTTAATACCAGCATTGTTCGTTTACGTCCAAGAGTACAAAATTCCAACCAAGGATCTCTAGTATTCCCAACAGGTAGTAATCAGATTAAAAAGATTGCTGCTAATTCTGAAGATACGAAGATCAAATACTATCTACGTAGAGACTTCCTGACTACTGCATCTACTGGCGGCGGTACTATTACCTTTGCTGCACAACTAGAATTTGGTACTCAGAGATTTGTTTCCTACAGTGAGCAAAACTTTATCATCACAGTGTTGGATAAAGGAGATGCAACTAACATTGAAGATGGAGATATCATCTATGTTGATAAAGATAGTGTAGAAATTACATCTTCTACTGATACTGCAAGTGGTTTAACTTCTGGTAGTATTAGTCTAAATCTACCATCATCTTATTTTGGAAGCATTGCATCTAATGGCAACTTCCCCAAACTAAAACTAACTGCAACTATCGAAGTTGAAAATGCAAAACCAAGACTGAAGACTTCAGTCGAGAATAAGAGAATTGTTGTTTCTTCTGCTGGTGATAGAGTTATCCCATTCAGAGGAACTGATTACGATACAGATATTGTAGAAATTCTATCATACTCTGATGCATACAGACTGAGATATGTCTATGAGGGTTCTGCAACTCAACCACCACAAGTTGACACTTCAGGAAATCTCATCTCTGGTAATGATGTAACTGACAGATTCACATTTGATAATGGTCAAAGAGATACAATCTATGACGTTGCTAGAATTGTTCTAAAACCAGGATTTGAGCAGACTACTGGTCAACTCTTAATTGCGTTTGATTACTTTGAACAGTCTCAAGGTGATTTCTGTACAATTGATAGTTATCTACATGAAGCAGGTGTACCAGAAGATGAAATTCCTTCCTTCAACTCATCTGTTCATGGCAATGTAAGTCTGAGAAACGTTATTGACTTCAGACCAAAAGTGGACAGCACTGCTGTCATTGCTGGTTTCCAAGATACATCATCATTGTCATATAATGTTGGAGCATTCTCTGGTGCTGGTGCTGTTGTAGCATCTACTCCTGCACCTGATACCAACCTAGAATATACAGTATCGTTTAGTCAGATTCAGTATCTTGATAGAATTGATGGTGTATTCCTCAATAAAAAAGGTGAGTTCGTTGTCAAGGAAGGCAATTCTTCACTGAACCCATCTAAACCAGATCCAATTGATGATGCTGTACCTCTGTTCTATGTACACATCCCTGCATTTACTCAGTCTAGTAAGGATGTAAGAATTACTCCTGTTGACAATCGTCGCTACACGATGCGTGATATTGGTAAACTAGAGAAGCGTATTGAGCGTCTTGAGTATTATACTACACTCAGCATTCTAGAGCAGCAAGCTCTAAACATGCAAGTCAAGGATGAGATTGGTCTAGACAGATTTAAGAGTGGTTTCATTGTAGATAACTTTGAAGCACATAGAAGTGGCAATCTCTCTGCGTTGGATTATCAATGTTCTATTGATTCACAGCAATCAGTATTGCGTCCTCAGTCAAAAGAAGACTCCTTTATCTTAAAAGAAGTCAACACTAGAGAAGATCAAAGAATCGTATCTGGATATAAGAAGTCTGGTGATGTCATCACACTACCATATTCAAGTCTATCTTTACTTGGTAATGACTTCGCATCCAAGACTCTAAATCCAAATCCATTCGTTGTTCTCCAGTATGTTGGAGATGCTGAAGTATCACCAAGTATTGATCAGTGGTATGATGACTCACAAGAACCACTAGTTGTAGATACTAACACAGACATCTATAAGATCTTCCTTGCTAAAGAGGATGTCAAAGAGAGTCTTTCCAGTCTACACAACTCGTTTGTAATTAACTGGGTTGGTTCTTCTTCATCGTTTACTGCAATCAATTCCCTTGGTGGTGTTAACAGTCAAGATGCAGTTGCAACTGTAAGTGCTGCTTCTGTAGGTAGCACCTCAAATATTAGTCCACAAAACAATGAAGTTGGCAAGGGCGTACAGAGCAAGATTACCAGAGGTAATAATGTATCGACAGCACTGCAGTTCTTTGCTAGAAGTGTACCAATCAAGTTCGTTGTAAGAAGACTAAAACCAAATACTGAGATTTCAGTATTCCTAGAAGGTAGAAACATCAGCAGATGGGTCAACCCCGATCTACGATTCACTGGTATCGCTGGAAGTTCTCCATCTGCATTCAACGGTAAAATCACTACTGATAGTGATGGCAACGCTAGTGGTATCATTCTTCTACCTGCAGGTGCTCCTCCTAGAGAAAATGCAACTTGGGGTGGAGATGTAGATACCGTTGATTATGATATTGCTGCAGAAGAAGTAAGAATTTCTACAGGTATCAAGACCTTTAGATTTACTTCGAGTGCAACTGATGCAGATAAGACAACAGTAGATACTTACGCCGAAGTTAAGTATTATGCAACTGGTATTCTACCAGAGAATCCTGTCAGCATCATCTCTACAAAACCATCTTTCTTCAAAGCAAATGAGGGTGTACAGTTTGTAGATAGCAATACTGATAATCCAGTAAGACCTAATCCACTTGCTCAAACGTTTAAGATTGAGAACTATGATGGTGGACTATTTACAACTGGTATGGATCTATTCTTCAGCAAGAAGAGTTCTACTATTCCAGTAAAAGTATACCTTACTAATGTTGATTCCGACAAACCTGGCAAGAATATTATTCCTGGAACTGAGAGAGTTCTCTCACCATTCACATTCCTGAAGTTCTTCACCAACGGAAACGTATTTGTTACTCAGGGTGAGAGTATTACTGGTGCAACTTCTGCTGCTAGTGGTCCTCTTGCTAAGGTTATTGATAAGAATGGTGTTGAGTTAGTCCCATCTTCCTCAGGAAAATACTTGCTTACTAATGAGCAAGTTTACACGATGGTCTTGGATAACCATAATGGTCGCTCATTCAGTCAGAACGAGACTCTAATCATCCCATCTGTTGTATTGGCAAATGCTACCGAGGGTAAGACATCTGTACTAACCATCGCAAAGGATAGTGGAAAACTTTCTTCTATTCGTGTATTGAATCCTGGTGATAACTACGAAAGTGCAATTCTAACCATCGAGAGTCCACAACTCCCAGGCGGTTCAGTCGCAACAGCAAGAGTAGGTGTATCTGGTGGTAAGGTTTATAACACCGAGATCTCTCTAACTGGTTTCGGATATACCGAAGCACCATCAGTTGTTGTCAGAGGCGTCGGTAATGGCGCTGGTGGATGCGTAGTGGAGACTTCCATTGAGATTGATACACCCGCAGTTAGAATGGGCGTAGCAGTCGATCAGGAAGGTTTGACAAACTCTACCATTCCAACACACTTCGAGTTCGATCACCCTGTTTATCTACAGAATGACACCGAATATGCTCTAGCAGTAGAAACTGATTCTACAGATTATGAACTCTGGGTATCTCGTCTAGGAGAGATCGACGTTGCAACTAGCACCGTCATTACTACACAACCTTCACTGGGTTCGGTATACAGATCTCAAAACGTTGATGTTTGGACAGAAGATATTTTTGAAGATCTTAAGTTCACTCTTTACAGAGCAGAATTTGCTATTGATAGACCATGCGAACTTCTACTTAAGAATGAGTCTCTTGGTTATGAACTTCTGAATAAGAATCCATTTGCTACTAACGCAACTGCAAATACAAATGCAACTTCTAGACTATTCAAGAATAACAATAGTATTGTAAGAGTATCTCATAGAGATAATGGTTTCGAGGGAACTGGAGATTCTTATGTATTCTTCAGAACTGCACAACAGACTGGTGGTGTTACATCAGATGTTCTCAATACTTCACTATTCAAAGTTTCAAACACTGGTGTAGACTCATACAATATTGTTTCCAGCATCCAAGCATCTGGTAATTCTATTGGAGGTGGCGATACAGTCTATGCATCATACAATAGAAAGTTTGAGACTCTATATCCTCAGGTTCAGTATTTGACATTTACTGGAACTAAGATTGAATCTATGGTTAAGACAACCAACATGATTCCTGTTGATTCTAGCACAACCAATTATACATCATATTCACAATCTGAGTATGAGAAGACTTTCTTAAATGAACCACATTATTTTACAAATCAGAAAGTTCTTGCTTCTGAAATCAACGAAACTCTAAATGATCTAGATGAGTCTCTAGTGTATAAGTTAGATCTCTCATCCACAGTATCTTACCTATCTCCTGTAGTTGACCTTGCAACTAGCAGTGTCAAAACTTCGACAAACAGAATTGATAATGCATATGGTCAGGAAGATAGATTCGGAAGAAGAGATCAAGTTGTAGAGTTCTATCCAGTATACTCGTTTACAATTTCTGATCTAGGTGCTGTTGATATTACCAACAACCAGTCTATTGAAGGTTATACTTCCAAAGCATCTGGAACCATCGCTAAGGTAGATGGCACTACAGTATGGGTAAGAGTTAAGACCACACAGTTCTTCCAGAAAGGTGAAAGAGTAACTCTTGGTAGTCAGTTGACATTAGTAGAAAATGTTGGTGGCGAAGATCTACCACTAGGTAAGATTGGAACAAATCCATCACAGGTTCTAGTTAATATCAACGATGCATCTACAATTGTTGCTAGAAACCCATCTACTATCACTGAAACATATGATAATGTCATTACTGGTAAGACTGTTATCTGGAATAATCAAACTCAAGAGTTGACTATTAGAGTTGATACCCAACCAATTCTGGATGACTTCACAGGAAGAATCCAAGACAATACTGCATTCAATAGAAATGCAATTGTTGGAGATCAAGTAGATGATATCTTTAGAGTTGGAGACTTTATCAAGTATCCAGAGCAAACAGATGACGAGGCATACTTCTTAGAGGTTGGCACAGTATCCTACACCAATGGATCTGAATTTGTTCCCGAAGATAGTTCTAGAAACAGTTCTTCGATTGCGAAGTATCTCACCAAGGAAGTTTCTATCAGCAGTCCCGCTACTGCAATTGATGTACACCTAACCGTCAACGTAAAAGACTTTGCAAATGTCAGGGTTCTTTACAAGTACAAGAAAGCATCATCGCAGGAAAACTTCGATGACCTTGATTGGGAATACTTCAATGCAGATGGATCTCCAGATAACCTGGAAATTGCTACTCCAGAGAACAGCATTTCTAGTGTTGTTGAGAAGCAATCTTCTTATCAGGATGTCAAGTATAGTGTATCAGATCTACCTGAGTTCTCATCCTTTGCGATTAAGGTTGTTATGAAGGGTGTAGATCCCGCGTTTGTACCTAAGATCCAAGACATTAGAGCTGTTGCTGCTTTCTAATTCCGCGCATGAATTATATCAAAGTTGAAGGGCATGATGGTCTCGTTAGAGACGAGACCACTGGTGCCATCTTGAATCACGACGATTCTGCTATACAAGCTCGTCGTAAACAAAAACAACTGAATTCCGCGTTGGAAGACATAAATATGTTGAAGAATGAAATCTCTGAAATCAAATCACTACTTAGAGAGTTAGTAAAAGATGCCCGCAATTAACGTCGCAAGAACTGATACCTTTGAACAGCAAAGGGTCAAAATCAATGACATTTCACAAGCGATTTTCAATATCACTGCTGGTGGTAGTGATCTCGCTACTGGCAAATTAAGGATTGGAGATGGTACTAAAGCAGAACCATCTCTGTCCTTTGAAAACGATACTACGGTAGGTATCTACAGAGCGAATGTTGGCGTCTTGGGATTTGTTGCTCAAGATAAAAAAATCCTCAATATTGACTCTACTCAAATTCTTGCTTTCCAAGATTTTAATCTACAGAAAAATATTGTAGCGGAAGCAATTATTTCAAATGCTGGTGCAAATTATGATGCTGGCATTTATCAAGATGTCTTTGTTAATGGAGGTAATGGCAACGCACTTTCATTAGACATTGAAGTTATTGCACATGATGGAGTCATTAACAATACAGGTGAAGGATATACACCTGGAACGTATAATGACATTCCACCCACAGGTGGAAATGGATCTGGAGCATCTCTAAACTTCACTGTACCAGAGATTGAAGGTACTATCACAAGTGCTGGATCTGCATATGCTCCTGGAAACTATAGCAATGTCTTACTCACATCTGCACAGGGTGGTACTGGTGCAAGAGCAGACATCGTAATTACAGGAGATGTCGAATATAACGGCAGCATTACCAATGGTGGATCTGGTTATACAGAGGGAACATATACTGCAGTTGGTCTCTTCGGACAACCAACAACAACCTATACAGCTACTGCGGTATCTAACCCAGGAACTCCACCTCCATCTGAAGTATATGCTATCAATGGAAATACACAGCAAGCATTAAATCTACTAGTAGGAAATACCTATAGATTTGATGTATCTGATGCTAGCATGGGAACACACCCATTAAGATTTCAGAATCAAGATGGCACCCCACTAGATCCAACATTTTTCGATACTATAACTGTTGGTGCTGGCGGAGTTGCTGGTGCATTTGTTGATTTGGTTATCAAAATTGGTGCTCCAACCACTGCTATCGAATACTATTGCACCAATCATCCTAATATGGGTGCGGCAATTAATTTGTCAAGTGGTTCTGTTGGAGATTTTGGTTCTGGACTTACTGTAGACATCGTAGTTGATGCAAATGGTATCGTAACTGGAGTAACTGTCAATGAAGCTGGAACAGGGTATGCTCCCAATGATGTTCTAACTGCTGAAGACACTATTCTTATTGGTCCTGGATCAAATTTTGAATATACATTAGGCGGATCATTTACATACACAGGAACTGTCAATAGTCTTCTCTTCACAGATCAAGGTTCTGGATATGAACAAGGAGATACTCTATCTGTAGCGGACAGTAATGTTGGAGGCGCAGGTGGTGCTGGATTCTTATATACAATTACATCAAATCCTGGAAGTGTTACCAATCTCTTCTGGCAAGATAGAGGAAATGGATATCAAGTTGGTGATGTACTCAATCTTTCCCCAGCAGTAAATGGACTTGCTACCACTTTAAGTGGAACTACCTCTGATGTTACTGGATCTTGTTCAACTGCAAGCACAACGATCACTGTTGCTGCTACCACTGGTATTGTGGCAGGAATGGCGGTAACTGGTACTGGACTTGATGCAAATACAACTGTAGTTAGTATTGCAAGTGCGACTGAGGTTGTTGTATCTCTCAATCCAATTTCAGATGAAGCAAGCACTACATTTACTTTCACTGGTCCTAATCAAAACGACGTAATTGAAGTTGTTTCAGTTGCTGGAATCTTCCCTGGAATGCTAGTGGAGGTTGCTTCTGGTGCTGGTGTTTTACAACCCAATACTACAGTTGCTAGTATTGATGCAGCAAATAATGCAGTTACTTTATCTCAAGATGCTGAGACCCCTGGTAATGCAGTAGTAAATTTTGTACCTCCATACGGAGCAGGAACCACTGCATGGGAATATGAAGTAGACCGTGTTGGAGTTATCGACACAATTGGTGTTAACAATCCTGGTAATGGTTATGAAATTGGTAATGAATTAACAGTTGATCCTTCGCTGCTTATTCAACCAGAATCATTTGCTGTTACCAATCAGTCTCTCACAAAACTAACATTCACAACACCACCTGCTGCAGGAACATTTACAACTAGCGACAGAATCACCACAGATGGTGCTATCTTCTTCGAGGTTCGCCTAGTATCAGAATCTGGTGGAACGACAAATTATCTCTTAGTTGAAAATGCACTTGTTAATGCTGGGGATGATATTGAAACAGAAGCAAATTCTGGAACAACATATGAAGTTGGTACATCTGATTCTGTTTTCAGATATTCAATTGATGGATCTCTAGAACCAAATATTGTTCTTTATGTTGGAAGTCAATACACATTTGATTTATCAGATAGTTCTAATCAAGGTCATCTGTTTGCTCTCAGTGAATTTAGAGATGGAAATTATGAACCAAGTCTAGTAGACAATGTAACAACAGATATTACCGCAGGTAGTGCAGAGATTACGGTCACTGCTCAACAAGCTGCTGATATCTTGCCACGAATGGCAATTACTCAGACATCTGGCAGTGGCATTCCTAGTGGAACTACAGTTGTATCCGTTGATACAGGAACTAATGTAGTTACCATGAGCAATGCAGCACTCATTAGTGCAACTGGCGTGGTGCTGGACTTTGCTGGAGCTGAATATGTTGATGGAGTAACCAGAACATCTGATAGTTTAACTATTATTGTTAGAGATACAACTCCATCACTATACTACTACTGTGCATCTGGTCCTGGTCATGAAAACGAAGGTGGAGAAAATGGTGAAGAAATTTTACTAACTGTTGATCCAAACAATCCTAAAGTTTTCGGATCTAATGCTCTGTTTGTAGTTTCTGATATTACAACCAGTAATTCTATTGGACTTGATATTGTTGAAGGCGAAGTTACAGCATCGACAATTACTACAACAGATGGTGTAGTAGGTACACTTCAATCAACTGATTTTACTTCTGCTACAGGAACATTCTCAACTTCTTTGGCAACTCCTCTACTGAATAGAGAGGGTGCTAATTTTGAATTAAAAGCAAATTCATTCATTGTAACTGCAGGAATTAATGTCTCTGATAAACTGACAATTTCAAATACTACTGGTAATCTAGAGACCAGCGGTTATGTCAAAATTTCAGATTACCTATTGGTTGACAATCTACTCAAGATTGACACCAATACTATCTCAACAATTACACAGCAAGACATTGTTCTACAACCTTCTGTTGGACAATTAGTTAAGTGTGATGCTACTAGTGCATTTGTTGTTCCTGCTGGTACTACCATCCAAAGACCAGGCGCTGCTACTGCTATTGATGGATCTATTAGATACAATACTCAAACAGAGCAGTATGAAGGATACAATGCAAATAATCAATCCTGGTCATCACTTGGTGGTGTTAGAGACCTAGATGGAAACACTTACATTCTAGCAGAAGAAACTACAGGAGCAAACGATAATACGTTGTGGTTTATTAACGACAACATCAATACCATGAAGTTTACTCCAAACTACATGGAGTTTGTAAATGTAAAGAAAGCAAGATCTTTGAATGTATCTGCTCCTGCATTTGTTGAGTGGAGAGCAAACGTTCCTGTAGCATTAGGTGAGTTTGTTAAGTATAAAAATAATCTTTATGAAGTAACTGTTGGTGGTACAACAGGAACATCTGGTGCTGAACCTATTCACACATCTGGAGCAGTAGCAAATGGATCTGCTGAACTAACTTGGTCTCAAATTGCTGTTGCACCAATTACATTTGAAGACTACGAAGAGTTTAGATTCGATCCATTCGGATCCTCTCCAGTAAGAATTAACAATAACCTCAAGTTCCAAGAAGCTACTATCTCGACAACAGTAGATGATCTAGTCTTAGCACCAAACAGTGGTAAGAAGATTGTTTGTGATGCAGCAACCACACTTGCTCTACCTGTAGGTGCTGACGCTGATAGAGGTGTTCCTGTTCAAGGTTCTGTCAGGTTCAGTACAACATCAACGCAGTTTGAAGGATATGATGGAACCAACTGGGGTTCTCTTGGTGGTGTTAAGGACGTTGATCAAAACACTTATATTATTCCAGAATCTTCTCCTGGCGCAAACGAGAATACGTTGTTCTTCTATAATGATGGACAAAAGAGTGCTGAGATGACAACAACTGCATTCGACTTGTATGCAATTGATACAGTCAGATCAATGACATCTGATGAATTTGAATTGACTGCATCTTTATTAACTATTGATCAGGCTGCAACTACATTAGATAACACTTCCACCACAACTACATTCTTACATTCATCTAAGCAATACTTTGACATCGGACTTTCTGCTGGTGTTACAGTAGATCCTATTTTAAGACTAGATGACCAGGGTGATGTTTACTTTAATACAACATTCGGTTCTGGATTCAGTGGCGTTAAGATCTTTGATTCAGAACTTAAAGAATTTGAACTTGCAGATTTTCGTATTCTAACAGAGAAGATTACTTTGATCAAAGGATCAATTGATAACGGAGGAAGCGAGATTTACGATACTGCAACTGAAGAAAGTGCAAAGGTTGTTGTTACTGCACACAACCCAACCACAAACGATAAGCAAATGATTGAGTTTGGATGTATTGATGATGGATCAGATGTTTACTACACTGAGTACAACAATCTCTTAACAGGAATTAGATTGTTTGAACCAACTTTTGAATACACTGCAAATAATACCGTCAGACTAAATATTTCAGTTGGGGATGACGTTGGTGGCACACAGAACGTCAAAATCACCGTTGTTTCGCACATTACTAAGAAATAAAAATGGCATCTATAAACGAAAAGTTTGATTCAGCTGGTGGATTTTCTGTAGAAAAAACAGTTCACATTGATGAACTGCATAATATCCAGAATATAAACACAGTCGAATTAAAAAATTCATTCTATGCTGATAGCAGACATAAAACTGTTATTCTCCGTGGAGTTAATACTGCAGTTTTGCAGTTAGATGACATTGGAACGCAACCTGTAATTGAAAACAACACTCTTAATTTTATTACAGGAAGAGTTGTCGCAGTAAATCCACAGGGCACTGTTTATTCAGCAAAGTTAGAATCAGTTGTTCAGTGCGGTGCCGCTGGAGCAACAACAGTTCTATCAACAATGACCACCGTTATTAAGGACGATATTCCAACTGGTCAGACATGGGATATCGTTCCATTAGGATCAACAAACCGTTTCAGTTATTCAACTACCAGAGCAGGTACAACTAATACGATCAAGTGGTTAGTAGCTACTGAGATTATTAGTATTGCATGGACCTGATGCTAAATATAACAGAGGATAACTAGGCGGAGCACGCGAGCGTCATGAGTTTTAATATCAATTCCGATAAAGAGTTCATTAGAGGTTCAAAACCTCAACTCATCGGTGATAACGAACTTACTATTAGAGCAGGTTCTGGAACTCTCGAAAGGGAGATCATTAGAACACAATTAGATACCAATACAGGATTGCCCCGTGTTGGTATTAACAGAACAGGACAAAGAGTTAACGAAGTTAACATCACTGCTGGTGGTTCTGGATACACATCTGCTCCTAGTGTTGTTATTGACCCTCCAAGCACTCCTGGTGGACTGCAGGCACTAGCGTCTGCGTTTATCTTCAATGGCAAAGTTATTAACATTGCTATTAATAATCCTGGCAATGGTTATACTACTGCTCCTGGTGTAACTATTTCTGGTGGTAATGGCACAGGTGCAACTGCAGATGCAGTTCTTGATACTGTCGATTTTGAACTTGACATCAATGGTGCTATTAGAACTTCTACGTCAATCATTTCAGACACGGCGAGAATTCTAAACCTTGATATTGATAATGTTGTTACTCCTGACCTAGTATTAAGAGGTCCAAACCTCAAGACATACATGAATGGCACTGGAACCCTTTGGGATTCCAATGTTATTGTACAGAAAGATTCTTACAGATATTTTGGCGCAAACGTATACCAAGCTCTTGAAACTGGTACTACTTCCTCTGATGCACCTGTACATACCGATGGTGTAGTAAACAATGGCACTGTTCCATTCAAGCACATTGGTCTTAGATCAAATGATCAGAATGCATTTGCATTTGGTGAAACTGGCGAAGCAGGCATCTTCCCTCGTTCTATTACCCCATTACTTGGTGATAGATCCGATAGAATTGCTACTACAGAATATGTCCTCAACCTAGCGACAAATGACGTTGGTGGACGTATCTACGTTTCTGAACAGATTGGTTCTGACCTGAACGATGGTCGTTCTGCAGTTAACCCTGTTCGTACAATTAAGAAGGCAGCGCAACTAGCGTGGGCAACTCCTGGCGTCAAAGAAACGCTAGTTGTTTCTGGTGGTGATTATCTAGAAGATAACCCAATCTCCCTACCACCAGATTGTTCTATTGTTGGTGATAACTTACGTCTTGTAATTATCAGACCAAGAAATCCTGGCAAGCACATTGTCAAGTTTGGTGATAAAAACTACGTTATTGGTGTTACCTACAGAGACCAGATTGATGCTAACGGCGATCCCGTTGCTACTTGGGACTTTGCTATGGTCTTTGATGACAAGCAAAGAATTTGTATTGACAAAGAAGCAAATGGCGACTTTGGTACAGCATTCCCAATTGGTCATCAAATTTTTGGACCAGATAGATTCCGTGTTAATTTCCAGCAGAACACAGGTCTACAACAACTTCAAACTGGTTTAACAGTTGTTGGTGTTAACACTGGTGCAAGAGCAGAAGTTATTGATGTCACTTTCACAACAACTACAGGTGCTAGTGCATATATTGGTGGTACATTAGATGTTGAACTAACAAGTGGTTCTTTTGTAGAAGGTGAACAATTTAGATACATTACTTCTGCTTCAGCAGGAAGTGCCATCACTCAGTTTACCATTACTGAGACTAGTGGTCAAAATACATTTAGAACTACTTCTGATCCATCATCATACATCCCTGGCGGTACATACATTTATCTGGATGATATTGACGATAGCAGTTTCAGTCAAGGATACTATGAAGTTGCTAGCATCACTCCAGATGATGAAAACACTCCATCTTATTGGGATGTTCAGGTCGTTCCTATCCTCGGATCTCCAACATGGAGTACAACAAATTCAGAATCGATTCTGATCTATGAAGCTAGTGTAGTATCATACACATTTGACTCCACAAGTCTGAAGTCGATTAGAGCAGAAGGTGAAGTTGTATCTGTTGATGATGATGTAACAAATACTTTACCTATTCAGAGAATCGACTTCTCTCTACAGGGTGATCCAACTATTGCAACTGGCGGTTTCCAGAATGCACAGTTTGGTAATGCTGAAGACCTTGGCGGTATTGTATTCTATACCAACGAGCTAGTTGGTAGAGCAAATACTCACGACTTCAAAGAAGGTCAAGAAATTTTAATTCAAGGACTACCATCTGGAGGAGGAACTGACCTATCGTTCCTCAACGGTAAGCAGAGAATCTATAAGGTTCTAGAAGACGCTGATGGTCGTGCAAGAAGATTTGTTATTCCTAAAAAGTCATCAATTAATGATGCAAACTTTGATCCTGGTCAAAACGCTACAGTAAGCACCTTCTCTAAGAGTATTACTTTATCACTACTCAACTCACCAAACACCTTCCCTCTTGCAACACCCGTAGAGAGAAGGTTCCAAGATGCTTGCACATTTATTCGCAACAACAGAGAGTTTATTGCAGATGAAGTAGTCGGAAGAATTAATTCCGAATTCGCACAAGACCACTTTGCGGTTTATGATATTAGTGGTAATGACCTCAAGATTTTCCTAGGTACTTCTAGATTTGAGCACATCTATGATAACACAAACCCAACAGGTGTTGTAAAATTTGGTGGTCAGTCATATAACATTACCGATTTCTTATATGACAATACAGTAACTGGTGTTGCTACTGTCACACTTCAGACTATGCCAGCTGGCATTGCTGAAGATTCTGTTGTACAGTTAGCAGATATTGTATTCACTTGTGATAATGGAACTAAAACTTATCCAAGTTTCAATATTCCAAACGATGATGATCAATGTCGCGAAGACGTTATCCACTTCTGTAATGCAATTGTACGAGATTTAGAATTTGGTACAAACCATAACGTTATTGAAGCTGCTCAGAAATATATTGTCAATGGTAAGATTACTTACATTGAAAATGAAATTATTCAGAATGTTCGTGCAGTAGAGTATGCACGTCAGTTGTGCATTCATGCAATGAGAAACTGGAGAACCGAAAACGGAACTCCATCGGATCCAGTATATGTACCACAATATTCTTCTATAACAAGATACTTTGATAATACTGTAATTACATCAACAGCAGGAAACCCTGCTTGTGCTGATGTAAAAGCAGCAATTGATACTCTTGCATTCCTCTGGGTAGATGTTATCACTAATAATACAAGTGGAACATATCTAGACGCAGCATATCTGATTGCAAGAAACGCAGAACTTATTGCAGATCAGGCATTACTAGACACTGAAACTGCCTTCCCTTCTTTAGCATTGAGTGATATCAATCAAAGAAAGTGTCGTAGAGATATCAATATTGTTCTCAATGGATTAGTCAGAGACCTGTGTCTTGGTGGAAACTCTGGAATTGTTGAAGTTGCAGAAGCATACTTTACTGGAACTGCACTTACAGGAGTTCCTGAAGCACAAAGACCAGCAACTCTTTATGCATTCCAGAGAGTAAGACAATACGCAATCTACGCGATGCGTAATTGGACTACTGGAAACACTACTGAGACTGTAACTCCACTAAGTGCAAACTACAACTCCACTTCAGGTTCTCTAACCATTACAATTGCAGATCCAGTTACAATTCCTGTTGCTGGACAAGATAGAATTGCATTCACTGAAGCAGCGATTCTATTTGATTGCAATTCTGGAACTCATGGAAGTCCACAACCAACTGATAGAAACTATGGCAAGAGTCTAGACATTCTAACCTGCTCTAGTGCTGGTGGTATTACAACAATCACATGTAATGTTGGTGATGCGGGTAGTGCTGCTGGTGATGCACATCAATTCAACTCTGCTGTTGCAGACGGAACGATTCTAATCACGAATCCTATTGTACCTTCATCACCAATTCCTAAGTTTGAAGATTGGAATATCCTATTAGATCCTACTGCAGGAACTCCAATCGGTAGTTTCACACCTACAGATGCTTCTTATGATCCTTCTAATGGTGAGTTTGAGATCACCGTTGGATCTGGTCATGGTGTAACAACTGGAAACGTTATCAGACTTGCTCCAGAATCATTCACGTTCACTTGTGCCATGGATGGTAACAAGTCAGAACACTCTTTACCAGAACCAGATCAACCAGCAAATGGTGCAAGTCTGTCAGTTACTGGAACAACATCTACTACTATCAAAGTTAATGTTGGTGCTTCTGGTCCTGATTTAAACATGACTCCAAGTGCAGCGACATATTATCCTGCAACTGGAGCACTTGAATTAACAATTGGAGCACATAATCTAAGTGTTGGTGAGGGTATCACAATTGATGATAACTCCCTGTCGTTCACCTGCGACATGGATAACAATCAGTCTGTTAAGACATACCCACGTCCTGGTATCGACCCATTTGCTGGTCGATCCATGAAGATCACTGGCACAACACAGACAACAATTACTGTTAATGCTGGCGTTTCACGTCCAAACCAATACTTCCAACCATCAGCGATCTCTTACGATGCATCAAATGGTGATATGACTGTCACTGTTGGACAGCATGGTTTGGGTGTTGGTAGAAATGTTGTTATTGAAGATAATTCTCTCACATTTACATGTGATCAGGACGGCAACCAGACTCAGCACACTTATCCACGTTCTACTGATCCAGCATCTGGATCATCTCTTGAAATCACTGCTGTTGGTTATTCAGCACATACAGTTACCGATGCTGATTACACACCAGCGACAGGTAATCTAGAACTAACTATTCCAAATCATGGTTTTGCTAACGGTGATTACATCAAAGTTCTCAACGGAACCTTACTATTCACTTGTGATCTAGATGGAAATACAGTTCAGAAATCTTATCCTCGTGCTGGATATGATTATCCATCTGGTCGCTGGTTAGAAATTTCTAATGTAACTACAAGTACATTTGAGATTAACATTGGTGGATCATCTTATACAGGCAACCACACCTTTACTGGTGCTATTAGCAATGGTGTTCACAGACAAGACGGTACGTTTACAGTTAACGTAGGTAATGCTGGTTCTGCCGCTGGTTCTACTCACACATTTGTAAGTGCGACAGCACAAGCAATTAAGCATGAACCACAGTCTGCACATACATTTACTGGAGCAGCTTCTGGTTGCGTTAAGCATCTTCCACAGTCCGCGCATACATTTGTAAGAACTACTACGAATTCTGTAACAGCATATCAATCTGGTCAAGGACCACTATGTGCTAACGTAGAATCAACTATTGCTACAGCAATGGGTCTATTTGAGGATATCCTCGAAGGATCTACTGAACCTGGAGCAACCACAGTAAACACAGGAACATTATTCGATCCTGCAGATATTATTTCTTATCCAGATTCTTACATCTATGATCAGAATAATGTCAGGATGGCAGTTCGTGCTATCTATGATGATTACCCAATCATTGAAGCATCACCATATACTCAGAACTCTTCTGTTATCTCCTTCCTTGGTGGTAGTGGTGCTCTGGTCGATGGTTCTAAGGTCAAGCAACCCAACTGTCCTTTCCCTGGTCTAGAACTAGACGGAACAGCATCCTTCCCCAACCAGGGTAAGTCGATGGTTGCTTCTGCATTCACCATCGTCTCCTTTGGTGGTACAGGATATAAGGTTATCGAAGATGGTTATACTCAGTTGGTTTCCGTCTTCGTTATCTTCTGTGCTGACGGTGTTCTTGCTGAGTCTGGTGGTTATTGCTCCATCACGAACTCTGCAACTAACTTTGGTATTCACGCTCTCCGTGGTGTTGGATTTAGAAGAGAAGCATACAGCTTTGACACTGGAACAATCACCAATGTATCCTCCACTCCAACTGGTAGAGCAATCCTGACAGTTGATGGTCTTGGAAGAGAACCCCTAGAGCACTATGTCGTCAAGATTGACGGATACGAAAATACAAATGAAGTAGAATACTTCGTCGATGTTGTAAGTGATGTAGGTGCTGGACCACCATTCCAAGCAGATCTTACCATCGATGATGGTCAAGGTCAACCTATGGACCTTACTGATAGTTCTACTGGTCTACCAGTTTCTACTGGTGTTCTTACTGGTAAAACAATCAGACTACACAGACCATCCATCGTTAACTCCTCCTCCCACACCTGGGAATTTGCAGGTTCAGGTACTAACTACCTAGCACTACCTGAGAACGGTGGTACTAAGGATGAGGCAGAAGAACAGGTATCAGAAAACTATGGTCGTGTATATGTCTCAGGTACTGACGAACTAGGCGACTTCAAAGTTGGTACGTTCGCTAGAATTGAGAACAGAACTGGTGCTATTACCTTCACGGGTACAGTTACTATCTCTGAAGTTGAATTCTTGAAACTGAAGGGTGGCGACGTTGTTGTTACTGGATTCTCTGCTGATAATACTCTTGGTGGAGCAGCAACCAGCGACTCTGTACTACCTACACAAAAGGCAGTTAGAGATTATATCACTAACAACCTTGGTCCTTTCATCAACAAACCATATTCTACAAACGCTGTTCCTAGAGCACTGGTTGAACTTACCGATTCTGGTAAGATCTCTGTTGACCAGATCCCAGCACTCAGACCATTTGAAGTCTATACGGTTGCTGATGAAGCAGCAAGACTTAACATCGAAGGCGCACTTGCTGGTGATATTGCTATCCAACAGGATACAAATGGATCATTCATTCTTAACAACGATCTAACAAGTCAGTTCCTAGCATTCCAACCAGACCCAACTATTCAGTTTACTCTGAATGATATCTTTACTGGTAGCGTATCTACTGGTCGTGTTCAGGCAACTGAGTATAGAGAAGGTGTTGTCTATACCCTAACTCTAACTAATGGTGGTTCTGGATATACTCAACCACCTACAGTTACTATCTCTGGAACACTTGCTCAAGGTGGTGTAGAAGCTAGAGCAGAATGTACCATTGCAAATGGCGAAGTTGTAACTATTTCGCTAATTGAGTACAATGGATTTGTTGGTGGTAAAGGATATACTTCTGCTCCAACTGTTACCATTGCTGCACCTCCTGGAGCAGGAACACAAGCACAAGCAAATGCTCTACTTGAGTCAAGACTCTATGGTAATATTGTTAACCTGATTCAGATTGAAGATACCGATACTATTGAAAGTAGCGATGTTCCATCTGTAACTGTTAACTTAACTAGAGTTGTCAACACATCTGCTTCTACAGCAAGCAACTGGGTATCGCTATCATCCAATCAGATTGCTGCTTCTGACATCACTACTGGTGTTCTTGAGACAGATAGACTCGCATTGGGTGGTGCTGCAAACTCCTTCACATTCTTAAGAGGAGACTCAAACTTCGCGCTTGCAGTTCAGTCTATTAAGGGTGCTGAAATTAGATACTTTGCACAACTGTATAGTAATGCAAGTGCTGGTTCCAGTCAACTTGTATTCACTACAAACTCAGACTTCCTGAATGGTCATGAAGTTGTTGCTAGTGTATTAGGTATTCAGCAAAATACCAACATCACTGGAGTATTAACATCTGCTGGACTAACAACGATTTCGTTGAATAATCCACTTACTCAAACAATTAGTTCTGGAACAATTCTAGAGTTTGAGCGTGGTGCATCACCAATGGTCTTTGAGTCTTCATACACTCAAGGAAACTTTGTTGATGATGTCATCATCGCAAACGGTGGTAGTGGATTTACAAACGGTCAGTATTTTGATCAACCTCTTGATGGTGGCACTGGTACTGGACTAAAAGCAACAATCACAGTTTCTGGTAATGCAATTACAGCTCTTACTGTAACTGATGGCGGTACTGGATATAATAATGACTTCTCTATTATTACTCCACCAACAGAGATTGGTGCTGGATCCAGCATGGTTCTGGAAGCTAAAGTATCAACCGTTAATAGACAGTATGCGAACGTTGCACTTGACGTTGCAAGAGTAACAGAACTAACAATTTCTTCTGACTTGTATGGCACAATTGGTGTCTCAAGATTTAAGAAAGATCAATTCAATATTGGTACTGCTGGCAATGGTTCTATTGAACTCAAGACTGGTCCTGGTTCAGGATTAGATGCTGACCTACTTGATACCAAGCAAGGTTCTTTCTACACCAATGCAACAAACCTCTTCTCTGGAACAGTACCAACTGACCGACTAGCAGGTTCTTACAACATCAGTGTTTCTGGTTCTTCTGGTAATACCTTAAGACTAGCGACTGGTACTAACAACCCAACCTCCAACCCATCACCAAACAACTTCGTCGAAGGTTTGGTTGCTAACACAATCAACAACTCCGCTGATGGTTTGAATGATGGTGGTTCTCAACACCTTGTTCTTACAATTAGAAACAAAGGTCAGGGTCTAACTGCTGAAGGTGGTGTCAGACAAATGGCATTCACCGACAATGATAACATCTATCTACGTGGTTCTGGAACTGGTGTTACTACATTCGGTACATGGGCGAAACTCTGGACATCATTGAATGATGGTCCTGGTTCAGGACTAGACGCTGATAGACTTGCTAACAAGCAGGCATCTTGGTATAGAAATGCATTGAACATCAACTATGGTGTTCTATCTGACAATAGAATTCCTGGATTCTTACAATCAACCAAGTTTAGAGATGAGATTGTTATTCAATCTTACAATGGAGATCCTAAGTATCAGGTTTATATCTCTGGTCAAATTCTCAACACTACTCCATTCACTCCTGGTAATGCGGTTAACCTATACAACGCACTTTCACAGGCAGTTGGTAGAATCGAGATTGACAACATCATCATTAACGATGATCTCGATGATAACTTCAATGATTATACCATCATTGTTGGTAGACTAACAAGTGGAGACTTCACCGCACAGGGTGGCGCTGAAACTATTGGTAGTGCATCCAACAAAATTCCATTCGATGAATACTCACTTGATGATGGCAACGTTGTAGAAGTTGCAACATTAGAAAGTGATGGTGGAACTGCCAACTTAAAACTTGGTAGAAGAGATGGACAAGCATCTTCTCCTGGTGTCTACTTCAGTAGTTCACAGTTGGTTGCTAACTACAACACTGCAATTGTTGCTACTGGTGGTAATGCTACCGATGGATCGGGTACATTAAACGCACTCGTAGTTAATGCTGATGGATTCAACATTAATGGTAATGTTATTTGGAACGCTGGTAATATCCAGTTCCAGTCTTCAAACGTTGCAAATACTGCAGTAAAACGTGATGGATCTGGCAACTTTGCTGCTGGAACTATTACTGCTTCACTAACTGGTGCTGCATCAGAGAACGTCCTCAAGACTGGCGATACCATGACTGGTACGCTAAACATTTCTGGAACTGGTTCTAACCTAACAGTCGCTGGAACGTCTCTATTGACAGGTGTTGTCACCGTATCTAACGATCTTAACGTTGATAACGGTGTACTATTTGTTGATGTATCTTCTAATGAAGTTGGTATTAATACAACAAATCCAGTAGCAGCTCTAGATGTTCGTGGTGATATCTTCTTACAGAATGCTAATCCAACAATTTATTTTAACGGAACTTCTGATAGCAACAACAATCCTGCCACTGCCGACATGGCAATTAAGGCAACTCCAGAAGGTCTTGATTTCTATGAACCAGAAGATGGTAATAAGATTCAGTTTAGAATCTATGATGATACTGGTGTAGATGCACCATATGGTTACCACATTAATGGAACAAGAATTCTAGACCAGTCTAGAAACCTCACCAATATGAATCAAATCACGATTCAGCAAGGTGGTGCGGCACAAATTAATTTCTATGGTAATAGTGGAACTAGATATTGGAAAGTTGGTTCTAACACAAATACAACTAATGTCTTCGCGTTTGAAGCATCTGATTCAAATGGATCAACTGCCTTCACTGGAGCACCTGCTCTAGCACTTCATGGTACTACGAATGCAGTAACAATCAACACTACTGCAACATCTGGTACTGATCCAACTGATGGATCTACTGTTAGAAACTATAAGTTCAATGTCCAAGGAGACATGAACATCAACGGTCAGTTGTTCCAAGACAATGCTGAGTTTGTAACATCCAGATGGACTGAAGCAACCAATGGTAATGACATCTACAGATTGTCTAAGGTTGGTATTAACAAAGCAGATCCACAATATACTTTGGATCTAGATGGTGATTTTAATATCACTGGTATCCAGTATATCAATGGTAATGCACAATGGTTAGATGCTAACGGAATTATCAAGATTGTCCAAAACGCAGACATTGCAGAGAACATTAATATTACCAATTCTACCGATTGCTTCTCTGATGGTCCGATTGTAATTGCAAACGGATATACAGTTGATATTGGTACTGGATCTTCATGGTCAATTAGATAATAAATAACGTTATAGGAAATCGGTAAAAAATGTCTCAAGTAAATGCTGATAGGATTAATGTGGGAATGGCTGTTAAGGTTCCATCCTTAACCCAGTCCCAAATTAATGGTCGTTCCACTCAACCTGGAGATATTGTATACAACTCTACTGAAGAGAGTATGCAAATTTACAATGGATTGGAAGGGCAATGGGAATTTATTGGAGAAGGTTCATCTCTCTATGATTTTACTACAGCAAAATTTACCCCTGGTGGTAAAAGTGGATCCCAAGGTCCATCTCTAGCACAAGTTAGATCTGGTATTAGTGGCAATGATGGATGGAAAACCGATACGAACTTCCTAAATGTCAATGCAGGTATTATTGAGTGGACTGTACCTGCTGATGGCACTTATACAATTCAAGTAAAAGGTGCTCAAGGTGGCAGAAGTAATTGCTATGGTCCAGCTGGTGGTAAAGGAGCAGAACTATCAGGTTCGTTCTCTTTGTCAGCTGGTCAAAAATTAAAAATGGCAATTGGACAAAGAGGTGGAGATAATTGTTATGACTGTGGTGCGGGCGGTGGAACATTCGTTTGTGATGTTGCAAACCAACCTTTAATCATTGCTGCTGGTGGTGGTGCAGGATCTGCTTCGGGATATCCCTATGGCGGAAATGGATATCACGGTAGACATGATATCCAGAACGGTTCTCTAGGATACAGCAGCAGACCAGGAGGTAGTAATGGTGGTGGAGGAAATGGATATGGAAATGCTGGAGGTGGCGGTGGTTTAACTGGCAACGGCAGCGGTAGTTGGTTTGGATACTCCTTCACTAATGGAGCTCAGGGTAGAGGTAATCAAGCGGCAGGTGGTTTTGGCGGCGGCGGTGGCGGTGGAGGCACCAATGGCGCTGGTGGAGGTGGAGGATACTCTGGTGGCGGAGCAACTCAGTGGAGTTTCTGGGGTGCTGGCGGAGGATCTTATAATGGTGGAAATAATGCAAATGGACAAACTGGCGTCCAATCAAATGATGGAGAAATCACAATTACATTTAACGGATAATAAAAATGCTATACATTAAACTAGTTGACGGAGAACCAACTCGTTATACAATTGAAGAATTTTTAGAGGAATATCCTGATGTAAACGTGTACACCAAAGTAAACGGTATTCCAGATAAAGAAGTATTAGAAGAATATGACGTATACCCTCTGGTAGATTCATCACCACCAGAAGAGGGAGCTTTTAAAGAAGGAAAACCTCAGCGTCTTTATAATGGAGAATGGGTACAAACTTGGGAAATTATTCCTGGAGATCAGGTCAAATTACCACCAGATGCTGAAGAAATTTCTCCACTCTTTTTTACTACACCAGAACAAAAGCAAGAGAGACTTGCTATTTGTTATGCTTGTGATAGATGGAAACCCAGTACAAGACAATGCAAAGAGTGTGGGTGCTTTATGGACCTCAAGTCCAAAATTAAAGCAGCAGATTGCCCTCTTGGCAAGTGGGGCAAAGTAGTCTAAATACAATATAGTGTAGTTATAGCAATGGCAGATACATCTAAACTTACAGTCAATGTGGCAAATCCAGCTAATCAGCTGATTTTTGCTAGGATTACTGCTGCACAAAGAGATGCACATTTTGCAAACACTCCACCTGAAATAGGAATGATCATCTTTAATGATGATGATAAAGTATTAGAATTCTGGAATGGCACAGAATGGAAAGTTGCTCTGGGTGAAAGAACTGGAGGCGGTGGAGCAACCAGATATGAATTCCAAACCTTCACCTATGAAGAGCAAAATGCAGGTGGAAACGGTCATAGTGCAAGCACTATTATATCAAGAATTAGTGGCAATGATGGATGGAAGAACAATACTGAATACTTGAACATTAACAATGGTGTGTGGACTTGGGTGGTCCCACAGACAGCAAATTATCAAATTGAATGTTGGGGTGCTAAAGGTGGTAGAAGTAATTGCTATGGTCCTGATGGCGGAAATGGTGCATACGCAAAAGGAGTTGTAAGGTTAAGAGGTGGCGACAAAGTAAAAATTGTTGTTGGCAAAAGAGGAGACGGTAATTGCTACGATGGTGGCGGCGGTGGTGCAACTTATTTCTGCACCGAAGATAATGACGGACTCGTTATCGCCGCTGGTGGCGGCGGTGGATCTGCTTGTGGTATGAATGGTCCTGGTCCACACTATGGACAGGCAAACTCATCTGGTGGAGGAACTGCTTGGGGATCAGGTGGTTCTGGTGGATCAGGAGGAACAGGTGCAGGACCAACTGGCGGCGGCGGTGGTCTAACTGGTAATGGTGGTGGTCCTTGGGGTGGAAAGTCATTCTCTAATGGATCAGAAGGAGGATCAAATGCCCGAGGTGGTTTTGGCGGCGGCGGAGGTGGTGGAGGCACCAATGGCGCTGGTGGAGGTGGAGGATACTCTGGAGGTGCTGCTTCTAGATGGTGTTTCTATGGTGCAGGTGGAGGATCATTCGTTACAAGTGATGCACTTAGTGAACAAAAACAAGGCAACAATAGAGGATCTCACGGCAAAATTACAGTTACTAAGGTTTCATAATAATGAAAAGATATATTAAATTGGTTGGTGGTTTTCAACCAAAAGAAATCACACTTGAAGAATTGATTGAAGAGTTTCCAAATGTAGACTTTTGCGATCCTTATTTTCAAGATACTATGGATGCAAAACTGGCAGAACATAATGTTTACGAACTTCACCATTCAGATAAACCAAGACTGCCAGGTGAGTATGTAGAGGGTCCTCCTCTTTTCATGCAAGAATCTGGTATTTGGATTGAGAATTGGATCACCAAGACCAAAACCCCTTGGGATAAATAACATTAATAGGAATACTTTAAAAAAATGTCTGTCTTAAATGTAAACCACCTTTTTATTAATAGCAATTTGAACATTCCTTCCATGACAGAAGCGTCTAGAGATGCTATGTCAAAAGTTATTGGACAGGTAATTTACAATACTACTAAAGGACAGTTTGAAGTTTGGACTGGTGATCCCGACTCAGAAAATGATGATGATTATGGTGTAGGTTGGATTAGTTCCCCTGGTCCAGAATTGTATGAATTTTCTTCAGCAACTTTTACCCCTGGTGGTAAAAGTGGATACACTGGTCCATCACTATCACAAGTTAGAGCTGGAATTAGTGGAAATACTAATTGGAAAAATGATACCAATTTTCTAAACTCTAGTGGTGGTGTTATTTCCTGGGCAGTTCCAAAAGATGGAACTTATAGGATTACTGCAAAAGGTGCTCAAGGCGGTAGAAGTAATTGCTACGGTCCAGCTGGTGGTAAAGGAGCACATGTAACGGGAAGCTTTACTCTCAGTCAAGGTGATGTCTTGAAATTGGTTGTTGGACAAAGAGGTGGAGATAATTGCTATGATTGTGGTGGAGGTGGAGGATCATATGTCACCACTAATTCAAATAGTCCATTGGTCGTAGCTGCTGGTGGTGGAGGAGGATCTGCTTCAGGATATCCTTATGGTGGTAACGGTTATCATGGTAGACATGATACTACCTCTGGCAGTTTGGGATATAGCAGCAGACCTGGAGGCAGCAATGGTAGCGGAGGAACTGGATACGGCGCTTCTGGCGGTGGTGGTGGTCTAACTGGTAATGGTAGTGGCAGTTGGTATGGATTTGCATTTACCAACGGAGCGGAAGGTAGAGGCAACCAGGCTCAAGGTGGTTTTGGCGGCGGCGGAGGCGGCGGCGGTACTAATGGCGCTGGTGGAGGTGGAGGATACTCTGGCGGTGGAGCAACTTACTGGAGTTTCTATGGTGCTGGTGGCGGATCTTACAATGGCGGAACGAGTCAGCAGGGATCAACTGCAGCGCAGAACAACGATGGTGCGATTACAATTACATTCCAAGGTTAATAAATAACATAGTATCATTAGTTTTTGATTACTATGGATCCCGCAACACTCAAGAAAAATTTTGAAGAGCAAATTGCTACTACAGAAAAGCAAATTGCAGAATTAGAAGATAATCTCCAAAAAGCAAAGGAGTATAAGATTAAACTACAAGGTGGTCTTGAAACTCTAGGTATTCTGGAAGGCGAAGGCGCTGCTCCTGAGGGAGAACCTGAAGCACCAGAAGAAGCTGCTGAATAAATACCAAATCCCTTCTTCCTAAATAGGTAAGAAGGGATTTTTGTGTGTAATGGCATCTCCAAGTTCTAAGGCTGAACTCATCACATATTGCAAGAGGCAACTTGGTGAACCCGTCTTGCAAGTTAACATTGACGATGAGCAAGTTAACAACGTTATTGATGACACATATCAGTTCTTCCAAGAGAACTGTTATAACGGAATGGAAAGATGCTATCTAACACACGCATTAACTGCTGACGATATTACTAGATTCAAAGCTACTACAACAACTACTGCTGGTACATCGGATTGGAATGAAGCAACAAACTACATTCCAATCCCATCCCATGTAACTGGTATTAGTAAAGTTTTTGGATTGGTAAGTAATTCAATTAGATCTAATCTCTTTGGTGTTGAATATCAATTGTATCTAAATGATCTCTATGCATTTGGATCACTAGATATTCTCAACTATTTTATGACTAAGCAATATCTAGAAACACTAGATATGGTTCTGAACAATGGTTCATTCCAGCAGTTCAGATTTACAGCACGTCGTGATCGTTTATATCTTGACGTAGATGCTGACTTCCTCGCAGAAGATAAGTATCTGCTGATTGAGGCACATAGGATGATTGATCCTACAGATGCTACAGAGATCAATAATGACATGTTTGTCAAGAAGTATGCTACTGCTCTCATGAAGAAGCAGTGGGGTATGAATCTAATTAAGTATAACAACGTTCAACTTCCTGGCGGTGTTACACTTAATGGTAGAGAGATCTACACAGACGCACTTGCAGAGATCGAGAAGATTGAATCTGAAGTTCTCAGTAAGTACGCAATCCCACCAATGGATATGATCGGATAAAATGCCTACCAGTCCCTACTTCCCAACGTACTATCAAGGTCATAGTGGCGAACAGAATCTCGTTCAGGATCTTGTGGATGAGCAAATCAAACTGTTTGGTACAGACATATACTATATCCCTAGAGTAGTTCTCCAAGATAACACACTGGATGAAGTTAGATACTCTAAGTATCAAGAGCAATTCCAGATTGAGATGTTGCTGCAGAACGTCATGGGTTTTGGTGATAATGCAGAATTCATCTCCAAGTTCGGTTTAAGAATTACAGACGAAATTATCTTCCGTGTGTCTACAAGACGCTGGGATGAAGAAGTAGCAGAACATACTCCCGACCTTACAATTGATAGTAGACCTAATGAGGGAGATCTATTATACTTCCCACTAACAAAAGATATCTACGAAATTAAGTTTGTTGGTAAAGAAGAACCATTCTTCCAGTTTGGTAAGATTCAATTCTATGCTATCACTGCTGAGATCTACGAGGTTGGCAGCGATACATTCGAGACAGGCGTTGAGGAGATTGACGATATCGAACAACTCTTCGATCCTGCTATCAAACTATTCATGGATCCTGGTGGATCTGGAGACTTCCAAGTTGGTGAAGAGGTTGTTGGAGATGAGTTCCTGGCAAAAGCAACTGCTGCTATTACAGGAGATGCTGTATCAGGTATCACAATCACAGATGGTGGATCACACTATAAGCAAGGAACTCCACCTTCAGTAACTATTACAGGAGACGGGACAGGTGCGACAGCTACTGCTACGGTTAGTTCTACTGGCATTGTTAACGGCATTACTATCACCAGTGGTGGCACAGGTTATACTACTGCACCTACTGTCGTCATTGACTACTCACCTAAAGACAACAGAGCAGAGGTCAAGTCCTGGGATAGCACAACTAGATCCCTCCAAGTCATCAACAGAACAGGAACCTTCACTACTGATGAAGTAATTACTGGTCTAACTTCAGGTGCTAAGTGGAGTCCTGAGACATTTGACACTCTAAATAATACGAACAGCACGGTAGATCAGAACAGACAGATCGAAGATAGTGCAGACAACATTATCGATTGGACTGAAGGTAATCCATTCGGTGAATATGGTAATCAGACAGGTAGCTTCTAATGTTAGGATCACATTTTTATAATTCAATTGTTCGTAAGAACATCATTGCGTTTGGTACGCTCTTCAATAATATTGAGATGAAGAGTACAGATCCTAATACGGGTGAAGTATTAGAAACACAAAAGGTTCCTCTCAACTATGGACCTAAGCAAAAGTTCCTTGTTCGTCTGGCAGAGAATAATGCATCCAGTAAAGTGGCAATCACATTGCCACGTATTTACTTCGAGATGAATGGTATCGAATACGATTCTACCCGTAAAACATCACCAATTCAGCAATACAAAACAATCGTTGCTGATAATGGTAATGAAGTCAAGGTGCAATATGTTCCTGTTCCTTATAATTTAAATTTTGAACTAGGAGTTATTGCCAAGTCTCAAGATGATGCATTGCAAATTGTAGAGCAAATTCTGCCATACTTCCAACCATCTTTGTCTCTGACTATCAATATGATTCCAGATATGAATGAAAAAAGAGATGTTGCTATCTTACTTAACAACATCTCTGGTGAAGACGAGTGGGACGATACTTTCTTGAATCGTCGTTATATCACATACACATTGAACTTCACAATGAAGTCTTACCTCTACGGTCCTTACAGCACTTCCGATATTATCAGGAAGGCGATCATCCACGAAACAATTGGCGATCTTGCTGTCAGTCGCAGAACTATTACAAGAACATATACACCCAAAGCAACAACAGATATCAACACAGATGGCGTCATCGATGCTGCTGATGATGTACTAGTCAATGCTGGTGATGACTTTGGATTTAATGAAGGGATTGAATTCTTATGAGCCTAGAAGAGAACATGGAGGAGATCCTCAACATTAGTGCAGAACCTGTTGAGGAGAGCAAACCTTCCAAACCACAACCACCACAGGTCGATAGAGACGACCGTGAGAAGGATTACCAATATACCAGGGGTGAGTTATACTCACTCATAGACAAGGGTCAGGAGGCGGTTAACGGTGCCTTAGAGGTCGCTCAGGAGTCTGGGCACCCTAGAGCATATGAAGTCGCTGTAGCGGCGATGAAGCACGTTGCAGACATGACTGAAAAACTGCAGGATCTTCATAAGAAGATGAAGGATCTTGACGAAGAAAAGAAAGGTCCATCCAAAGTTACCAACAATGCTATGTTTGTTGGTAGCACTGCTGAACTACAGAAGATGCTCAAGCAAATGGGCGGGGGTAAACGCTAAATAACTTAGTAAACCCTCGTCGGTTATCATGAGAGATTTTAAAGAATTCAGAGAACTCTGTGAAGCAAAACGTGGTCTCTACGCAAATATCCACGCTAAACGAAAAAGAGGAGAAGCACCTGCGCGTCCTGGTAGTAAGGACTACCCCGCCAAGGATGCTTTCAAAAAGGCGGCGAGGACTGCCAAAGAAAGTTTTGAACTCGAAGAAGCAGCCTGGACCCGAAAGGAAGGCAAGAAAAAGTCTGGAGGTCTTAATGAGAAGGGACGTAAATCTTACGAAAGAGAAAATCCTGGAAGCGACCTTAAAGCACCAAGCAAGAAGGTTGGAAATCCCCGTCGCGCATCGTTTTGTGCTCGAATGAAGGGCATGAAAAAGAAGTTGACTTCCAAGAAAACCGCCAACGATAAGGACTCACGTATTAACAAATCCTTACGTGCCTGGAATTGCTGAAACAACTAGATATAATTAGATTGAGCGTCTTTACAATGATGAAATTCCAGACGGATGATATTACAAGACTAATACGTGCTTGTCGTATGTATCAGGATCAAACTGGTTCTGAATATATGTGGGAGCAATACGAAAAACTTATAGACAAATTAGAATACTACGAAGAAGAGCATAACGAAGAATAATGTACAGGGAACCTCACCTACAGAAAAAGTCAGACGAGTGTGCTGCTTTGTGGTGGGAGTGGCACAGACTCTGGATAAAAAAGCATTAGGTGCGCCAGAGGCGAGAAAAAAATGGTCCCAATGTGTTAGTGAATTTGGGGAAATGGTAAGTCAGGAAGTCAAAACAAACCCACGCTACAATAAGCTACAGATAGACATTGGTAAAGAAGAACCACCTAGATAAAACAGTTGTATAAGTTTTATGAAGTTCTTCTTTGCACTTCTTGCTACACTTTTTCTTGCTACACCTGCTTGGGCTGTAGATGTAATGATGGGTGCTAATGGCAACCTAGTTTTTGAACCAGCAGAGGTTACGATTGCGGCAGGAGAATCAGTCCATTTTGTAAACAACATGCTACCTCCTCACAATGTGATTGTTGAGGATCATCCTGAACTCGGACACGAAGGTCTCGCTATGATGCCTGGCGAAGAGTTTGACGTTGCATTCCCAGATGCAGGAGACTATACTTACTGGTGTGGTCCTCACAAGGGAGCAGGCATGATCGGTACAGTACATGTAGAATAATGAAAAAATTCAACACTGTTGTTTTAGACATCACTGTTGCAATACTAGACTTCCTCTATCAAGGAAGAGAATATCCACGTTTTTGGGTGCTTGAGGAAATCGCTCGGGCACCCTATTTTGCGTTCTTAAGCGTATTGCATTTCAGAGAAAGTATGGGACTACGTGGTCCTGAGCATCTATATTTGATGAAAGAACACTTCGATCAATCAGTCAATGAAACAGAACATCTGGAGTATATGGAGAGCAGGGGCGGTAATGCTTATTTTATTGATCGCTTTGTCGCCAAGCACCTCGTCCTTATCTATTATTGGGTCAATGTGGTTTATTACTGGGTGGCTCCTCGCTCTGCATACCATATGTCTTACGAAGTAGAAATTCATGCGGCAGAAACTTACGCAAAGTTTCTTGCCTTTAATGGACACGATGACAAGATCCTTGAGATCTTGAATGACGAACTTACACACGCTAGGGAACTAGAATTAGCAATGGAGAAGATTAAATGAAAGTAGGAATGATCGGACTCGGACGGATGGGAGAAGGTATGTCCCGCCGTCTTATCGCAGCAGGACACGAAGTACATGGATATCGCAACAACTATAAAAAAGCTGAAGAGCAATTTGAAGCGGGTTATATCAGTGGATGTACCACTTCTTTGGAAGGTCTTGTTCAAGTAGTACATGCTGGAACGTCTTTAACTGGAGATGTCCCAGGTGTTTTTATGATGGTAGTACCAGCAGAAACCGTAGAGGACACACTCAATGAGTTATTACAATTTTGTGTGGAAGGCGATATTATTATTGATCATGGCAATTCCAATTTTAAGGACTCTCGACGCAGGGCAGAAAGGTTGTCTAAGTTGGGCATCCAATATATTGACTGTGGCACTAGTGGTGGTGTTTACGGTTTGGAGCGTGGATATTGTCTTATGGTTGGTGGTGCAGATCATGCAGTATCCGTCTGCCGTCCTATCTTTGACGCACTCAGCCCAGGCATCGATGGTGCCCCCAGGACCGATGACGGAAGCTGGGTCTCACCTGCTGAACGAGGTTGGTTGCGTTGTGGAGGACCTGGCGCAGGTCATTTTGTAAAGATGGTACACAACGGTGTTGAATACGGCATGATGCAAGCATATGCCGAAGGGTTCAATATTTTACACGAAGCGAACGCAGGTGCCAAATATGTCAAGGAAGGAGATGCTGAGGTCGCTCCAATGGATTGTCCAGAAGATTATTGCTATGACATTGACGTTGCTGAAGTGGCTGAGTTATGGCGTCGTGGCAGTGTGGTTGGTTCTTGGTTACTTGATCTTACCGCTACTGTACTACGCAGCGATAGAGAGCTTAGCAAGTTCGATGGTGGAGTATCAGACAGTGGTGAGGGTCGTTGGACTGTTCACAGTGCTGTGGATCTCGGTATTCCAGCCCCTGTTATTACTACTGCTCTCTTTTCAAGATTTGAATCCAGAAGACTGGGAAGATTCGCAAACAAAGTCTTAAACGGTATGCGTGCTATGTTTGGTGGTCATGACGTTCGCTGATGTCCTACTTTGGGGAGCACTACCTTTTGTATGTGCCACCATCTATTTCGGGAAACGAAAAGGTGAAAATGTCTACTACGAATCAGATAACTATGACGGAAACGGAACAGCTCACTAAAGGGATTGTTATCTTTGGCGCTACAGGAGATCTGTGCAAGAAGAAACTAATCCCAGCATTACACAAACTGTGGGAGAAAGATCTTCTCCCACCCAACTTTTTAATTACTGGATGTTCTAGGAGAGATCCTAGTGTACAAGTATGGAAAGAATCTCTTGGAGAATATCCAGAAGAGTTCTTACATCATCTAGATTATGTCTCGGCAGATCTAGACAATATCGATAGTCTCTCCAATCTACCAAATTATCTTGACGATAATACGTACTTCTTATCCGTACCGCCAGAACGCTATGAGAATGCTATCATCAATCTCAAAGAAACAGGAAAGCTCGACGACCCTGAAAGATCCCGTGTGGTTGTGGAGAAACCCTTTGGGCACGATTTTAAATCTGCTGATCATTTACAGTCAGTGGTGGAGCGACATCTACGCGAAAAACAGGTCTATCGCATTGACCATTATCTTGGCAAAGATACTGTTAATAACATCCTTGCCACTAGGTTTAGTAATATACTTCTTGAACCACTTTGGAACCGCAATTACATAGAAGAGGTCCAAATCTATGCTACCGAAACCATTGGGTGTGAAGGACGTGCTCAATATTATGAAACTGCTGGAGCAGTTCGCGACATGCTTCAAAACCATATCTTGCAGGTTCTGTCGCTCATTGCTATGGAAGCACCCTGCCGAATGTCAGCAAAAGAAGTCAGACGAGAGAAGACAAAAGTCTTAGCTGCAACTAGACTATCAGAGAACATTATTCTTGGACAGTACGATGGCTACCGTAACGAAGAGGGCGTTGATCCTAACAGTGGTACTCCTACCTATTTTGCTGGGTCTCTATTCGTCGATAACTGGCGTTGGGAGGGAGTTCCTTTTAACGTCATGACTGGCAAGAAACTACCATACCAATGTGTAGAGGTAGTAATCAAACTCAAAGCACCACCGCTAAAGTTATATGAAGGAGAAGTCAAAGACCGTATCGTCATGCGCTTACAGCCTAATCCTCATCTCGATATCCGTATGGATATTAAGTCACCTGGGCTCAATGACGACTTGGAGTTGGCAACACTCACCCACGACTATCCACAGGACAGAGCAATAGATGGATATGAAAAACTTCTATATGACATTATCAACGGGGATCAATCCCACTTTGTTCATGCAGATGAAGTTATGGAGTCATGGAGAATCGTAGACGATCTCCTATGTACTGGTGATAGTTGTCCTATTCGTACTGTACCTTATATTTACGTTGGTGGATGGGGTCCACAACATAAGACAGAAAGAATAACTGATTGGGATTATCCAGCATGAGTTTAAACAGACGCCATGGTCCACTCAGTAAAGAAGAAGTGGCAGAACACAGGGAACTACGAAAGAAGTTATACGAACGTATTAGACAACTTCGTATGACTGAGTATATTGACGACGACGAAGAACCAGAAATTTTCTTGGACGTATCATGATATTAGAATTTGCTAGATTCTGTGGAAGAACACTAAACAATCCACTAGCATGTGGATTCATGGCGTGGTGTTTGGTATTTGTTCCTATCTTAGGAATGTGGGCTGTACATAAATATGGATGGGAACATTGGGAACCTTTTAGTCGTCATGAACCTCCTCCTCCGCCCCCTGAATGATATTAATGACCCCGTTTGGAGTGTGATCTTCTCGATCATGTTGCTCCTGGCGGGGGTTTTTTATGTCGTCTCCTATATACTAGGAATTGACGAGAGAGAATCTCATGGGCAAGATGACACCCCCAAGTCGTAAGAGTTGTTACAACTTTC